GGTAAGATCGCCTGTATATCCTTCGGAAAGGCACTTAATGATGAGTTTAAGACGTTTTCTTTTACCGGGGCAAATGATAAGTCCATTTTAAGTAATTTCATCACAGGAGCCAAATTTATCCATCAGGATATGGGCAAGTCCGATGCAGACTTTATATGCATACATAACGGTAAGCAATTTGATATACCATTTATTTCTAAGCGGATTATGTATCATGGGCTTTCTCTCCCCGCCGTGTTTGAGATTGCCGATAAGAAGCCTTGGGACTTGAATTACATCATTGATACCAAAGAACATTTAAAGTTCGGCGGGATGGATGCTCCTTCATTAGAACTATTATGCTATCAGTTGGGGATTAAGACTGCCGCAGAGCATTTTGAAGCAGAACCAACAGAGATTGCTAAATGGTACGCGGCGGGGGAATTTGACAAGATTAAAGACTACTGTGAATATGACGTAAAAGCCTTATTCAAGTGCTTTTTAAAGCTTGTAAGATCAAAAGAATATCCAACAGGAATTAACGACTCAACAATTAAATTATAAACCGCAAAAAACAAAACCAAAAAAATGACACCTAACGCAAGAGTAGAGACGATTACGCCAAATATGGCAAGACAACTACTAGAAAAAAACTCAATGAATCGTCCATTTAACCAAAATAATTTGGACGCTTTAAAGAAAGAAATCAATAACAACAACTATTTCCTTACGGGCGAGTCTATTAAAATCGCCAAAGACGGAACGCTACTTGACGGACAACATCGCTTAAGAGCCATTCTGGAAACTGGCAAAGCGGTAAAAATATTTGTTATCCGTGATTTAGAAACAGAAGCCTTTAAATACATGGATACAGGTCGCCCACGACAAGCGGGGGATGTTTTAGCGATTGAAGGTATTAAAAACCCTATGAAGATTGCCTCTATTGCTAAATTCATTATTGGCTACAACAAAGACAAAACGTTTAACTCCGCCATTCGCGGGAACGCAGACAAAGGCTCAAGAAGAATAACCAATGCTGATGTTTCTGATTTCGTAAATAAAAATCTCAATTCACTTGTAGATAGCTATGAGTTTGGATATGGCAAAGGGCGTAAATTGATTCAAGGAAAGCTTGTCGCATCCATGCACTATGTTTTAAAGAAAATAGACCCAATGCAAGCAGACGGCTTTATTGAAGCATTGGTGACTGGCACAGGATTAATAAAAGGACATCCAATTCATCAATTACGTGATATTTTCATTCACGACAATCGAAGCACTAAAAAGCTTCCAACAAGAGCAAAAGTTCACTTAATTATCCGCGCATGGAACCTAGTAAGAACTAAAAAGACGGTATCGAACTTAAAATACGACAAACGCGACCCGTTCCCAAAACCACTTTAATTTAATAGATATAAAACCAATAAAAAACCAATAGATATGTCAGGATTAGTAGACAAACAAGGAAGCAGCAAGCAATTCTTTAAACTTCAGGAAGATAAGCGAGACGCTTCAAAAACAAAAGGACAGTACCGATTTTTTCAACAGGAAAAAGTTAACGGGGCATGGGCTTCAACAAACGAAGGTAATTCCATGTCCGGGATTGTAAAATCAATCAATGTAAAATCTTACAAATGGCAAGATCAAGACAAAGAAAACGTTGAGCTTGAATTAATGGGTCAGGATGGAAGTATTTATGTCATCAGCTTTGGGTTCAATACCATGCTTAACGAGAATCTTATTAACACCCTCGCCTCAGAGCCTATTATAGGCGAAATAGAGCTTTCTTGTGGCGCAGTTAACCAGCAAGGGTATCCAACATTTTACATCAAGCACGATGGTCAGAAAACCAAATGGAAGTACTCTAAAGAGAACAGTAACTGGGATGAGATACCTAAAATCACCACTGAGGTTATTGAAGGGCAAAAAATAAAGCGCGGGGCAGCTAAAAGAACTGAGTTCTGGAAGAAAGTATTGAATGAGCAGATTTTACCTAAGCTTAAAGATGTAAGCATTAAGGATAAGGTTATGGCTAAAAATGAAGCTCAGGCAAGCTCTACTATTGATACAGAGTCTGATCTCCCCTTCTGATGTGTAAATGGAACTAAAGTACCGACATATAGCTTCTGTATCTAAAGATGGTAAGAAAATACTATTTGAGAACAAAGGTTTATTTGATCGGCATGTAGCGAGTCTGGCGGGGAAAAATATAGAAGTGTTTTTAAGGCAAGAGTTAGTCCCCGCCAGCACTGCAAAAAAAAGCTACTTTCACATGATACTAAAGGAAGCTTATACAACTAATATGTTTTCCGGGTATGATAAGCCGATAGACATATACTATGAAGTATTAGCTCCAATGTTCACTAAAACAATAGTAGTAAGGAATGGTGAATTAACAGAAGATGTACCAAAGCTGTCAGAGATATTCAGAAGCCAAGAACGTACTGATGATCTGATAGAAAAAACAAAGATATTTCTCACCCAACAAGGGATAGAGGTTGGCGAGAGTAAAAATTACAAACTATGACAGCAAGAGAATTAGCAATACAGATAGATGGGCGGCAATACCGCCATGAAATGACCAAAGAGATTGTACAACTAGCTAAGGACAATAACCTTGTGATTGTTTACGGGGCAAGCGATGATCTTATGGAAATGCGCGGGGAAATAGATGATGAATTTGATTGCTGGAATGGTGGAAAGTTTTGCGTAAACAAATCCAAAGACAAGTTGAGAGTTTCAAAATCGCCGGGGAAAACAAATTACATAGAAGCCGTTTGGTGTTCTGATGAGTTTGAAGGGATAAGCTGGACTTATAAGACTGATATTCCCCACGCCACTTTTGACATTATGGAAGATGGCGAGAAATATTGCATAGGAATAGTATTTAGTATTAATGATTTAAAATAACAACCATATTATGATAAAAACAACAGCAAAGCCAGCATTAACTCATATAGAGCGTTATACAGATGCTAATGAAGGAGAATTAGAATTCGCGGGGGAATCATATACAGAGCCTTTAAATAAGTTTGGAGAGCCTAAAATTTACAGCCAAATAATTATCAAAAGAGTGAGCAACAATACTCTTTATGGAATTGTATATTATCCCTTCCAGATGTATATAGAAGATCTGAAACAAACAATTTCAGAACTAAAACCATTAGTGAAGAACTATAAAATAGAGGTAAGAAAATGAGTAAAAGCATTATAAAAGAAAACAACGACATTAGGCAAGCCCTTATTGATCGATGGAAAGAACTAAACCTTAAACCGGGACAAATTGCGGCGGATGCAGCAGATAAATCTTCCCATATTTGGGGGAAATCTAAAGATACATGGGCGCAATGCCTTAGTAGGTATCTTCATCACGGAGTTGGCAAGAATTCGCTCACAGAAGAAATGATAGAATTTTTGTCGATTCGGTGGGGAGTAAAATACGAAGTAGACGTAGAGGTTGAAGTGTTGCCTTACGATGAAAAAGAAGCTGTTAAGCAACTTAAAAAGAAATACCCTAAGAAGAAATGAGAAAAATATTAGGACACGGAATTATAGCTTTTATTTTCATTTTTATTTTTGTAATGACAGTTATTACTTGTGGGCTAAATGTAGCGGTATTGTCATTTATAACCACGTTTGTATTAATTGGCTTAATAGGCGTAGCGGTACATTTAATTAACTAATATGGCAAAGCGGATGAGCATAGCTGATCTTGAAAAGATGGGATTAGTAGATATGGGTAATGGTGTTTATGCTCCAAAAGGTAGCGTAAAACCTAATACTGTTAAAAGAACGATTCAAAGACGAATAAACGTTCCCGCCGAACTAGTGGCAAAGCAACCCGTTATAGAAACCCCTAATTTCACCATAAATAGCCCCGTAGAGTCATTTTTAACCATTGATGGGGTTGTGGCAGGGCTAAATGGAAAAGACGGGTTAATGAGGTCGCATTGGACAAATATCAAAAAGATCAAAGACCTATACTGCGCTATTATTACTCAACACATGAAAGAGGGGAAAGTTCGCAAACACGGCGGGGAAGTAATTATAAATTACGTTGGCTATAAGTCTTTATTGATGGACTGGGATAACTTTTGCGCCAGCTTTAAACATATTGGCGATAGTTTGGAAAAGTGCGGGGTAATACTAAAAGATAACCCCAAGATCGTTCGTAAGTTTCTGCCGGAACAAATCAAGTGTAAGCGTTCAGAACAAAAAGTAATTGTAATAATTTCAGATTATGTTCCGTCCACATAAAAATACCTGCTCTGGATGCGGTCAGGAAACCATTGTGGTGGTAAAAGCTATGCTTTGCGCTAAGTGTAACCACGAAAAGAAGCAAGCTAAAAAAAAGGCGGCGGGGAAAAAACCAAGCAAGTCTTTTGGCTCTTATGGATATAAAGAACCAACCGGGGAGAAAAGCGTATTTGAAGCATTCTTGGAATCACTACCTGACGAACAGCAGACAAGATGCTTTGTATGTGGGGAAAGAATAAGTCTTGTGATGCCTCATAATTTTGCCCATGTATTGCCAAAAAAACAATATGAAAGGTTTAGATTAAACCCCGCGAATTTGCGCCTGTTATGCTTTAAAATAATCGCAGATGAAAGTGGGCAGGGTTGCCATTACGACTGGGACTTTAAACCCCGTAGCGAGCTTAAAAACGACCCTAAATGGGATAAAATGTTTGAACTAGAAGAACAACTTAAAGAAGAATATAAGAGGTTATGACCAAAGAACAGCAAATATTAAAACAACACATAGATGAGTTTTCTCAGCACAACGGAGGTTTTGCCAGTTATAAGCACATGGATATTGAATTCAAATACGCCATATTAGCGGCAATAACTGACTGCTTAGAGCCGTACAAAGAAGCTATGCAAGAATTTGTTGACCGCGTAGATCGCGGGGAAGTAAAGTCAACTTACACATATAATAAATTTAAGAAATTGCTTAATGAATAAAAATGATGATATAAGCCATTTACACACCCACGAATTGACTTATCCATCTGGACAAAAAGAAACGTGTCAAGTGATTTATATGGACTTATACGAATACGATAACAGTGGGAAAAAAATAATGAAAGGAAAAGCTTTTGTTGAAACTAAACGCGGTATATATTATGAGATTAAACATGAATATTTGAAGAAGCTTGGGTTACAAAAAGAATAGTAAAAAGATGAGGGAAAGATATGTTCTTTGTGGAGAGCAGTGCTTTTACTGCCTTACACCAAAGGAATTTAGGCTTATAACAATAGATCATTTTTTCCCGCGCAGCTTACAAAACAGCGGAACTGGCAATAGAGTATTTGCTTGTAGGGAGTGTAACAACATGAAGCAATCTTTAAATGTTTACGAATTCAGGGAACGGATGTGCAAAGAAGCCACTAAGTATATGAAAAGAGACACAATAAGAAAATTACCAAATCACATTAAAAATCTTAGGCTAGAATATTACAAAAGACTTATTGTTAATTGCAATAAAATACTTAAAATGAATCCATCAGAATTTTGTTTTTAAATATGAAAAAGAGTAAATTAAAACTAGTCATTCGTAATGCCATAAAGAGACATTATGGTGATAAAGGATTAACCGCAACTGCTGACAAACTTCGCGGGGAAATAATGATGGCTGTTGACAAAGAATACAATAAAATACATTTAAGAAAAAGATGAATATTGGCGACAAATATATTGACACCTATAATGAATTTAATAATCCTAATTTTAACTTTATAGAAGGGCAATCTTATGACCCCGAAAAGTCCATTGTTGAAATAGTGGATATAACGCCAACATCGGTTTGTGTAAAATTAAGATCAAGACCGCTTAGGATTATGTACAAAGACGGCGGGGGAATATCTAAACCACTGGACAATTATAATCAGTGGTTTAAGCTCAAAAGAGAACATGAAGAAGAAATAGGATTTCACTTTAGATTTACAAAATCAGTAAATAATAATCAAACCAAATAATAATTACAAAATCTGTAAACTATGAATCAAGATCAAAAACGCCAAGAATGGCGAGAAGCAAGACTAAAAGAACTTCAAAATCTGCCAATAGACGAATCATTCTCTATCCCGGCGGGACTTATCATTCCATTTGGAGATAACATTCTCTTAAAGGAAGTAATGCAGGGAGAAATCAAATCCAAAAGCGGTATAATCACTAAAGTCCCTGCATCTAAAACAATCGGCGCATCCGTTGGATTAGTAATGGGCATTGGTGAGGAAGTTACAATCCCTGTACATTTAGGAATGAAAGTGTATTACGAACCAACTACAATGCTTAGGGTTTATCACAACGGGGATGAGTATATCCAAATGTCACAGCACTTGATTTTTGGAGCCGTACCACCTGAGACTTACCTAGAAGCTTATGTACCAGATTCTATCGCGCTTCGCCGGGAATCAAGACAAACCAATATGGCTAAGGTAGACGCTCAAGAAGAAGAAATCTTAAAAGAGTCGATTGAAACCAACACTCCTGTTGAAATAATAAAAAACAGACAATAGTTTGTAACCTTTTATCAAAACATTCGTTTAAGTAAGTAGCAAAAACAAAACTTAAATGAAAAAGATAATTGTAATTACATCCGTAATGTTTAGTTGTAATAAGGATAAAAAAGTTATTTATTCCCCGCCGATTAGGGATAAAATGCCTTACGGAAAGGTTAGCGTTTGGTCGCCTTTCGGCGGGGACACAACACTTAAATCCGATCTTACACTTACTCACTATTACACCGAAAAGAAAGATTCCTGTAATCTTTATTATTACGAATTAAGCTACCCTATTTGGAGTGAATACGACTATAATCATTGCGTTAATGAATGTGGTTATAATAAGGACACGCTGGTTATTAAAGACTTTAATTCTAATAAAAAAGCTATTTTTATAAGGAACTGGAACCACGAAAGACTCATAAGCGACATTGCTTCTAATGCAAAATTAACAAAGGCGGATGGAGGATAACGTACCGTGTGCAGGCTGAATGCGGTCATTTTGAGCCTTGCGGCTAACGGTTGCAAGTATGGCAAGGCAGGGATTAAGAGTACTGACCTGTCAAACCGTGATAAAGTAAATTAGAAGTACTCTGTTAGCATACAGAACACGCCCTTGCTTTGCTATACTTGTTGTTATAGGGTGTTTTTAGTTCAGTCAAAAATGGAAACAATAGTAAAAAGAGAAGAAATTACAGAAGAAACATACCGTGAAATATTGGATGTAGAAACTCATCATAACCACGAAATTATTAAGGATGATAACGGGACTTTAAGATGGAAAGAAAATCCAACTGTAAGCCATTATTTAAAAAATATATCACTAAATGATTTGTGTCCGCTATTAATGACACTTGGGTATGGTAAAAACTCAGAAGTTTATAGAAAACTTTATCGTGATATGGGATATTCATTATTTGGGTATTGGGAAATATTTTTTTGGGAAGCAAATAACGAAGATGCTTCGGAGTACGTTCCAAATGCCCTATAACGTTTTCGGGCTTGGCGCAGTTACTTTAACTTTTTGAGCGAAGGAAATTTTAAAAACTAAAAAAAATATGAATAACGAAGCAAAAGAAAAATTAAGCAAACACGGGATTGAAATGACAGACTTCATTTCATCATCTGGATATGAAGCAGTAAAACAGCTTTTAGAAAATCAACTCATTGAGCGAGACAGATTACTTAATGCGCTGGACGGACTATTGAATAAAAACGAGGGTAGCGGATGCCCTATGTGTGATAATGGCAAATTAAGGAACGCAGGCAAGGAGCATTGGGACGATTGCGTTTGGAATAATGCCCGTGTTGAGTACGAATGGGTGTTGGCAAAAAAAGTTGAAGTAATTGCTCGCCAAGCCCGTGTTAGTGGTTCGTTGCCGCCTGACGGACTTGTTAATGTTTACGAAAACTGTTATGAGGCTTTAAAGACTTTAATAGTTGACAGGTGGAGTGCAGATAACGTTAATAAGATTCAAGCCTTAGACAAGAAAATTATTGAGGCAAAACAGAAGTATTTAGGCGGCAATGACCACTAACATATATTATATCTAGCAATAAACAAAACACGCTAATTATAAGTTAATTAAATTATGAATATTCCGAAGTATATAGAAAGGTATCGGAAAGACTTAGAGTTTTTAAGATACCGCCAAAACTCAGTAGAATCATACGTTTCTTGCGTAACGGTATTTCTTAACCATTTTATTAACAAAAAAGATCACGAACACATAAACGAATCAGAAATAAAAGACTTCTTATATCAATTCAAAGAACACAACACACAAAGAGCATATCACTCTGCTGTAAAGGCTTTTTATAAATATACTTGTAAGCAACCAAATAAATTCAAATGGATTCAGTATTGTAAACGCAATCGTAAATTACCAATAGTTCTTTCCCCCGCCGAAATGCAAAGAATTATATTCTCATGCACTAATCTTAAGCACAAAACCATCATTTGCTTAATGTACTCAACAAGCATTAGGGTAAGTGAAGTAATAAGCCTTAAAATAGCAGATATAGACCCGGATAGAATGATTATAATGATTCGTGACGCTAAGGGCGGGAAAGATCGGCAAGTGCCGCTAGACCCAATTCTATTAGAATTAATACGCGAATATTACAACCAATATTCTCCCGCCGAATATTTATTTAACGGGCAATTTGACTTGAAATATTCTACGCGAAGCATCGCTCAATTTTTACAAAAATACACAGATGCGGCGGGGATAAATAAACGAGTTTATCCACACCTAATCCGCCATTCATCAGCAACACATTTACTAGAAGCTGGACTAGATTTAAGCATTATCCAAAAAGTTCTTGGTCACAACTCAATACAAACAACTCAAGGTTACACTCATATAAGCAATACGTTAATAAGCAGAGTTAAAACCCCGCTCAGTTATATTACAATTCCTGTAAAAAATCAAATAGAAAGAAATAATTTACAACTTGTGTAAATTTTAAGAAAGCAATTTATTTAAAAGTCCTATTGCTGTTTGCCATTCATCTACTGAATAACAATTATCTTCCCCATCAATCGTATAGCACTCTACCTTCCTTACAAGCCTTTGAATAAACAAATACTTAGTAATGCAACATTCGTCTACCAGATCGCCTGATTTAGCTTTATTGAGCATATTATCAGCGATATTGGTAAGCTTACATTTAGCGGTAAGCACAATAGAGATTTGTTGATCTTGGTAGGTTGCCATTTAATTATTGTATGATATTAATATCAGCGTAAGCACCTTTTAATACTGCTCCAACCGCGCCGGAAGAACTCAAGTAACTAATTTTAATCACATCGTTCTGTCTTAAATTACTCAGCTTAAAGCTAAACGGAACTGCTGTCCATGTTGCCCCGGCGATTGCCGTAGCTGCCGTTACCTTCATGGTGATGTTAGCCACCGCCACGCCATTCTTAAGAACAGAAGCGGTTATAAGGTGAACATCCGTAGCGTAAATTTGAGCTACTGTTTCAAACTCAGAAGTGTTTGTTGTAGCTATTGAATCCGATATGGTTAATACCGTCCAGTCATATCCTACCCCGGCAGTATTAATTGAATCAGAAGATGTATCTAAACGCTGTACAGTTACTTCCTTAACAGAAACAACATTAACGCCATCAATGGTGCGCCCTGCGCCAGCATCCCCTGTGGCTCCGCGCTGTACTGTTATGCTGTTGCAACCAGCCCCGGCATTACTATCTGAACATCCACATCCCATAATATATAAATTTTAATTTTTAATAGTTAAACGTTTAACAGTCGCACTCGGCCTCACATAGGTCTTGCGCCTTTTCAAAATATTCTAATCCTTTAGTTGTTTCCCCGATATTCACTGCGTAAATAGCGGCGTTAAACCAAAACTCAATTTCATTTACCTGAGCCATTTTATCATCGCATCCACATTCAGCCGCTTCAATATATTTCTCAGCTATACAACAGCAAAGGTCGCCAGTAGTTATGAAATCAACCGATGTTGTGTATGAATAAGCACTTCCTGATGTTCCATTGATTGTGTAATCAAAAGACATTAAACCATCTTCCATTTCGGGGAGTTCCGCCCCGTAATCGGTATCCCTTAGATCAAACTTATTGCTTGACGTAAATGGGAAAGTTGTGCTGGAAAGGTCAGCTAAAATATTGATCGTAGTCCCTTCCGCGTCAACCATAGAAGCGGCAGTAATGGTATTGCTGCTTACAGTAAAATTGTAAGTTATATCGACCCCTAATGACTCATAGTGATGTACGATTTGGAATGTTGTAACCGTAGAGGTTAAAATAGTTCCCGCGCCGTAGTTGTCTGTATCATCAATGAAATAGATAGTTGAATTATCGGCGGGAATGTACCTATCGCAACTTAAATCAGGTCTTGCCATTATTGAGTGGAATTTTGGTTAATGTAATTAAAATGTGACGGGTTGGTATAGGTACAAGTTACTCCGCAATCGGCGGGGGAAAGTTGCCAAACCTCATCAAAAGAATCTACATATAAGTATGTGATTTTCATACTGTCAAATATATACGATAATACTTATGAGCTATTACAGAATTATTAACAAACCTCAGCGATCTTTTAAACCTCAGCCTTATGGCGGTCTTATTTTTATTAATATTCTCCCCCGCGCAAAGCCACGCACAATCGAAGCTATATTAACATAACGCTGAATTATAGCGGGTTTTGTCCGATTGATTTTAAACAGCTTTATTCAAGAAACCCGCTATAATAAGTCGTTATGTCTGCGGAATTGTCATTCCTTGTCCGCCTGAGGCGGATAAATAGCCTCACGAAAAAAGAGGTTTTCGGGAAATAGTTTTTTCCTCTTTTTTCTTACAGCCCCACGCCCCTCCGTAAAAATTTCATGCGAATTGCGTAAATTAAGGGAATGGAAATTATAGATAGTACCTTTAAAGGAGTTTGTTCTTTTTCTGATTACGAGTTTTTTACTTGGGATAAAGAATTAAAAATAGCACATAATATAAAATTAATTACAGAAACAAATTCAATTACGGCTTTAGTAGAAATTGTAAACGAAAAAGAAGAAAAATGTTGTTATGCTAAAGGTGTTTTAAAATATACGCCACTAATAAATCCACTAACTGATGAGGGTAAATATTTTTTAACCAAAGGAATTATTTATTATACATTAAATGAAATTGGAATTTCTGTATCTAACAACATTCACACTCAGGTACAAATAATCCCTCCCAGCGACGACACGATTTATCGTTATTATATTTCGGCATATAAAAATCAGAATTAATATAAGATTGTGTTTTAGAACTAACGACTTCCTGACCTACATTAATCCGTTTTCTTTGAAAACGTAGCTTACTTAAAATAAAAGTAATTAGTTTTTTCATTTTTTGATGAATTATTTGAGAGTTATGTTTGGATTTAGAGACGCTAATAATCTTGTAATGGTGAAATATAAAGAGACTGTTTTCTTAGAGGTAAGAAAACTTGATCTTGCATAACATTAGCGGTAAACGAATACCCATCAACTATAAAGGTTTTAGTAACAATCCGTTTTCTTTGAAAACGTAGCTTCATCACTCCGATGAAATTTTTACCCTTCTGCTTTACTTGACTTAAAAGTCTACGTACCAAAGCTATATTAACATAACGCTGAATTATAAACAGATTTATAATTTTCGTTATGTGAGTAAATAGCCGTTTTAAAAATTTCATATTGTAAAAATACTACTTTTTAGTATCTCCCGCAACAAGGTCATAAGATTTATTGTACGGGATAAGCTTTTTAGCGTTTTTATTGAAGTTTTTACTATCACCCTTCATCATTGCCTCAAGAGCATTGATAAACTTCTCCACAGTTCCAATAGAGGCTACTGGGGACTTTAAAAGATACTTAAGCTGGCTTGGGTCATACACGAATAAAATCTGCTCTAAAGCGTTCTCTAGGCTTAATGCCTGTTTACGCTTTTTCTCATCTTCATCACCCGAATGAGTCATTACGTATAACGCTCCTATAAACATCGCCTCAGTCAGATTTTGACGGGCTTGCTTGTTCTTCCATGCCGTAGCGATATTATACCTGTTCCAATCTTCTTTTAATTCCTTAATCGCCTGTTTAGTAAACATATTGTAAGACCCGCGATGTAACACCCCTTTAGAGTCGTAATATTCTGACCCAAAGCGTTCACGCCACCAGTCCGGCATCCAGTTCTTAAACTGAGCGGCAGATTTACCAAGTTCGCTTCTCATAAACATACGGCGATCTTTAGGGTTGTATTTCCCTTGAATATTAGAAACCTCATCCTTATACTGAGTTATCTTTTTCATTAAGGCTTTCTCATCTACTCCCGGTTTAATATTGCCGTTTTCGTCAAAAGAATTCCATTCTTCATCAGTCATTTGTCCTAAGAACATAGACCCCTGAATTTGATACTCGCCAAATCTTGTTGCTCCAAATGACAACATTTCAAATAGTTTGCCAATATGGGCTTTAGGGTTACTGTCAAGGTCGGAACTTACTACGTTATACCTATCCAAGATATTCACCGCTTTTTTACTTACGGTTCCGTACCCAGCGCGATCTTTCCCGCCAAAGAACCTTCCTTGTCCTTTTAGCCAGTATTTGCCACCCTCAGCCCTAAAGTTATTGTAATTACCAATAACAACGTTCATAACTGCTGCGGGGGCGTTAAAGGCCATTATAGTCATAGATGTAAGTCGCCTAAAGAAACTTAGCGGCAAATCAATAAACGGGTCGATTTCCTTAGTTCTTTGATAGATTTGCTCATCCTTCCATTCCTTAATGTATTTCAGGATGTTTCCGTACTGCATTTGCGCTTTACCTTCATCCTTACGGTCAACACCAAGCCTTTGATAAAACAACTCCACCGAATCCGCCAACGGAACAACCTTATTCATGTGCTTAACATGAGTAATATCATCAATTAGCTGCATAGCGGCGGCGTAGTAATCTTTGCTATATCCAACTGGTTTGTCGTATTCCTTATCAAACTTGGAAGTAAGCATCCCGCCGTAATTGATATTGTACGGTGATTTGTAGGCTGCTTTTTTGGCTTTATAAGCAAGTGAAAGTAATTTCCCTACCGCAATACCTTTTTGCTTTAACCCCTTCTCAGCGTAGCTTAAAATGGCTCTCTGCGCCTCTTTATACGGAACCTTCTCTGTTTTGCCAGTATTTGGGTTAGTGTAGGTCACTTCAACGTCAACATTATTTCCCCCGCCCATATACAAACTAACGGCTTCCATAAATCCACCGTTACCGAATGCTTCCCAAAACCCTTGATCGGTTTTTATTACTTGCAAATCACCATTTGTTTCTTTGCCACTAATTTTGTTCTGCTCAGAAACCAACTCACGCATGATCTTAAGGAAATTGATTTGAGCATCAGATAATCCTTTCTTCCTACCTTCTTCAATAGTCAATAGTTTTCCGTTGTTCTCTACGAACTGGAAGTATTTAGCGGAATTAGATGTAACCAAACCCTTAGCCCAGTCAATAACACCGTTCTTTTTGTTCACCTCGCGGATTACCGCCTTACCAGCTTTTTCTAATTCTGTCTTAAGCTTATAGCGTTCTTTTTCCCGGTCAAGGTTCGCTTGGTTAAACTCATTGTATAATTCCTGAATCGCAGGGAATTCTTGGCTAATGTTGCCCATTGATTTAGTCCAGAACTCTCGCCCGGTTAAATCCCTTTGATTAGCAAGCTCAGTAATTTCCTTACCGTACTGTTTTTCTAATTCTTCTTTACGGATGTTATTTAAGACATATCCAATGCGCTCTTTTATTTTCTTTAACTGGGCGCGGTCAGGATACGTTTCATTAGCCTTAGCTTCATCGTAAATAGCTTGGTAGGTCTTAATCAATTCATCTAAAGGAATATCTTCTAGGCTAGTAGAATTCTCTATCTTATCAAGGCTTTCTTCTGTCTTAAGATAATCAATGTAAGCTTGCTTATCCGCTTCAATCTGATCTAAAATATTATCGCGCTCTGATTCTGCTAATGCTAAATCTTCCTCAGATAAATCTTCATTTTCAATAGCATCTTCTAAAGCTTTGAGTAATTCTTTTTCTTCTTTAATATCCCGCCCAATTTTTTTACGGTAAAGATTAAATTCCTTTTGGTCAAAATCATCTAAAGACACTTGCTCTTTTCCGGGAATAGCACTTATCTGTTCAGAACGTTTAAAACTTTCCGTTTCAGATATTGGTGTTTTAACTCTATTTTCTTCTGATAGAGAAGTTCTATAAGTAGCATTTCTAGCTTCAACTTCCCCTGCCAATCTTAAATAAGCCTCTTTAGGCAAGTCATCTGGCAATTCTTTATTTTCAGAAATAAGTTTTTTCTTTAGCTTATCAGCCAACTTCTGATTTGGCTCTCCGCCCGGCTCTAAAAAATCTATTTTTTGTATGGCGTGTTGTATTTCGTGGAGAAGGATTCCTCGTAATCCACGCAAACGCCGTTCTTTTGTATGTATTCCTCCGTCAGTATTGGCGGTTCTCCCGTTAACTCTACCTCTATCCCCAAGTCCAAAGCTCGTTGCATTAATTCTGATACTATTTGTTCCTGAGTCATAGATTCCTTTTGCTTTTTCTTCCGTTTCGTTTTTTGGGTCATCATAAAATTCTACTTTTAAGTTTTTTAAATCAGGGTATGCCTTAAATACGTTAGCATTTGGAGAAAGTTTCCCTAATTTAATAGAAAATCTTTCTTTGGTTTTTGTTAAAAAGTCATTAATTAGATTTAAAATGCTATCATTCAGTAAAAAATCATCTTGATTTTCAATTAAATCATATCTAAAGATTCCATCAAAACCTCTTTCCCATCCAGTCGCCTGATATATTTCTTCTGCCGATTTACCCTCTGTTTCCATCAAAACAGCGGTTTCTAATGCCCTTTGCTGATATTCTTCTAAGTTAGCATTCGCGCTGATTATTTGCTTCTGCTCCACCTTATTATCAGTCCCCGCCAATTGCTTTGTACGAACACCCGCTATAATCTGTTTTGCAAGCGATTTAGCGATGTTTTTATCTAAACCAAGCTTTCTCTTAAACCAGTCAAAAATATAGCTTAAATAGGCTTTAAAACGGCTTGTTTGAGATTCTTTAGCAAATATCCCTGCTCCTTCCCTCCCGATTGCCTCAGCTAACACCTCTTTACCCAACATTTCTTCATTCAACTCTGAATATCGGGATTTAGTATCACTCCACAATTTAGTTCCTTTCAATTGCTTAATAGCATCTTGAATAGTTTTATTGTTGTATCCGATAGCATCTATGAGTACGTGACCAGCTTCGTGAATTGGTGTATCAATCCCCGCATAAAACGGATTAATTGATATTGTCTTACCATCGGCGGATAATTTACCAGCTACAATCATTGTGGGGTCAATCACCACTTTAATCTTAGGCATTACCTTTTGAATGTGTTCCGCTACCTTAATAGCATCACCCTCTACACTACTGAATTTCTGAAAAGGAGTGTCGGTTCCATCATCTGAAATAATATCGCTAGTATCACCTTCCCAATTTTCATCCTGATCGAGCTTCTTTAAACTCTCATCATCCAATTGCTCTAATTCGCTTATAGCCTGATTAAGTTCCTCGCCAATACCTTTCTCATCGGCAATCTCAGAAATTTCATTTATAATGTCCTGAACAGGGTTGTTCTCCGGGCTGTTTTTACCAACAACTTCATTCAAAGCTCTTGCCATTTCGGTAGGGCTATGAAATCCAATAACAACATCTTCTACGGCGTTAACCACCTCATCCATTGGCAAAATAAGCCCTTCGTTATTAGCAATGATATACTCGGCTATTTGTTCAATAGTTCTTGCATTCTTGCCAAAATAAGAAATACGCTTATCGCGTTCAGCTTTTGAATTCTTGAACAACTTATTGATTGAACTAATAGCAACCCTACCGTTACCAATAAAGTATTGCAAAGCCAAACCATAAGGGTCAAATACCTCATGCTTTAAAGCTTCTACCTTTTCGGAATGCTTAATTACTCCGCTTCTTTTTTTCTTTCCCGTGCCAAGCTTTTTAGTTTTTTGCTGTTTAGAACCTTCGTCAGTAGACTCTTTACTAGGTCTGGCGACAGATTCCTCTTGGCTAACGCTTTGGGCGTTTTCAGTTTGGTTAGTTTTTCCATATATCTTGTCATATTCGTTACCGAATAAATATTCATACGTGCCGCTATCAGCCAAATCTTGGTCGAAATCGGCATCAGGGTCATTCTGTAATTCTTCTATTCTTTGATTAACAAAGTCTTGTTTTGTTGCTACTCCTTTTACGTTAGGTTTCGGAGTAGGTTTCACTGGCGGCTTAGTTTCTCCCTTACTTTCCGAACTCGGCGGGATGTCATTAAGCTTAATTTCTTCATCTTTAAGCCATTCTTCTTGCTCATCAGTGAACTCTTTTTTCTTCCCGGTATTGGTAGCCTTTAACCATCCAACAGTCTTTCCGTTGTCTGTTCTAAATGCTTTAATAGCTTTTTTAGAAGTTGAACCTTCGCCAATCGCAGGAACTTCTACTGCCTTTATCGCAATAGGAACTCCCACCATATTCTTTTCATCAAACTCTGGGAAAAACTCTTGTCTGAAATGTCCTTTAAACCCTTCCTCTCGCGTCATAGTAGACGCAAATTTCATCTTCTTACCATCAGGAAGTTCCACGCTATATGTTTCGTTAATCTTTGGCTCATCGCCAAAATTATCTATGAATTGATCTTCCGATAGTTTCCCAACAATCACTTTGTCACCCATGCTCTCGGCTAACTTGGCGTGTTTGTCGCGGTAACTCATCTTGCTCTTATGATTCCATTCTTTAGCGTCTATTTCATCATAAGAACGCTTATCTTCTTTCTTGGCTGTCTCTGTCCCATCCGACTTCATTCGTCCTAATAAAGCCTTTAAAGCAGGGTTTTTAGGTTCGACTTTCTTCTCCCCGTCCTTCTTTGGCTGTTCCTTCTTAATCTGATCTTGAATGGTTTTATCCGATACAACTATCTCATCTTTAATTTGAGACTCTAGTATCAAATCATTGATTTGTTTCTGAATAGCCTGAGATTCTTTTTCAATGCTATTGTAAATTCCCTGACCAATCGGTTGTAATTTTTCCTTATCACCAATTACGCGAAGCTTTGATTCTAAATTTTCTTTCTGAAACGTCAGATCAAATAATTCTCGCTTCTTAGCATCATCAATCTTTAAATCCCTTGTTTGATTGTTATAATCATTGAAAGCATTAAGCTTGGTTAATATAGCTTCGCTTTCAGATTCAGTTATTTCCCCGCGCTTTAGTGCCTCAGCAACATTTAATCTTGTTGCTTCTACCGCCTGAGTACCTTGTCTTACGATATTAAAGGCATTCTCAGAGCTTTTCTTATCGCGTTCAATCTTGCGTTCCTGAGAAACAAAAGCAAGTCCCGGCGCACCTCCGCCAATAGCACCTGCGGCAAATTCATTTAAGTATTCCGCGATGCTTTGTGGGCTAAACGTTTGAGTATTAAACTTTGGGTCTTTCTTTAAACTATCATAAATCTGTTCAGAAGCATTTAAAATCGCAGCCTGACCGCTTTCCGTTGCCCCTTCCTCAACTATATTTCCAACAGCTTGTTTGACAAATGACTGCTCATTCACCGCTTGCTTGGTAGCCTCATTGAATAGTTTTTCTAATGACTCTTTGGTTAATGCCTCGCCACCTTCTTTTTCTATACCCTTAGCCAAAGCTTCAATACCTTGTTTACGGGCATTCTTAGCAATTTGATTCTTTACAAACAAACCTTCTGTACCAAACATAATATCCACTAGGGCGATAGGGGCGGTTACAATAGATGCAAATGCGATCTTGTCCCTTCCTTCTAACCCTGCGTTTTCGGCAGCACTTAAAGCCTCTGTATAGTTTGTGGCGTAGCTTGCCGTGTAAGCTTTACTTAATTGTCCCCCGCGACTTGCCCCAGTAAGAAACTTAGATACCCCGCCAGTTTCGCTTAAAAGCCCTGTGGCTTCGCCGCTAACCGCAGCAAGTTCTCCAATGCCACCAGTCATAGCGGAAGCTGTTAAAAAGGACGTAATGCTTTCCAGCCCCCCAAATACCATTCCCTTCACCCCATCGGCTGAATAATTATCAAGGTTAAATATGTCACCATATCCTTTTACCTTGCTTACATCAATAAGCGGTACGTTTTCAGAACTAGGTGTTTTTTCTTTTGAAATTTCCAGATTACGCTCGGCTGTCTTTACATAATCAGCTTCCTCACCAGTTACCAAAGCATAAGGTAATCCACTTAACCGAACCATATTATTTACCCCTTCCATCACACCATTTACAATGTGTTTTCCAGCAGAGGTAAAAGAACCATCATCCTCAGCGTCCTTTTGACGCGAAGCAGATAGATATTCTAATTTTTCTGAAAGATTAGGGATAGCCTCACCTTTTTTTAATGGACGGGGAATACCGCTATTGTCGTAATAGAAACGACCATCTTCTTGATTTGGATGTTTACCTTGTAATGTAAGGATAGAATTGCTTAAATCTTCTCCTTTTACGCCATTAATAGCAAGTTTCTTGATGTAATTCTTTTTAGAGTCATCAAGATCGGTTATACTATTAACAACTTCATCAACCCTACCTTTAGCGTCTTGCTGTTCTTGAACAAGTGTAAAAGCGTCTTTTTCTATTGGTTCCTGAATAACTCCAATCGGTTTAAGATTGCCAACTGGTTTAACTCCGCTATCAACAGCACCTATTGGTTTTAAAGTGCCTATTGGTTTAATGTCGCCCATAATTATTTTCTAAAATCAGAAGCTTTACCTAAATATTTACCATTTGCATCAAAAGCATTTCCAGCCTCATCTTCAAAAATTTGAGTTTGCCCTCCGCCAAAATTACTTTGTTGTGGCAAATCAACTAACTTATCAGGCTGAATGCTTGCATCGTATTTAATTCTAGCCCTATTATCGTTAGCATCAATCGGTAAAGAGTATTTTACTTTAATATAATCGTACTCTTTCCCGTCTTTATCTACTCCCTTTTCCTCTGTGGCTTGCCCTACAAAGTCTGACGCAATGCCATCTACTGTAAACGCACCTTGTTTGTAAATTTCATACTTCTCAGCCACATCTTTAGGCAGCTTAACATACCCGGTTAAAAACTTAATACCATTTGAGGTAATGAAGCGATTATCGTAATGAAAATCATGCCCGGTAAGATCAACCTTTTTACCACTCTGTCCCTGTAAAACAATCTTAGGGTTGTCGCCCCAAACTTTTCTTACCGCTTCCGGGTCAACGTATCCGGCAAGTTTATTAGGGTTTTTAAAATTCTCATCAAACGAGCTAAACGTTGGTTGATTAGAGCTTCCGCTTGCTTTTGCTCTCGCTGCACCTTCCATAGACATATTGTGTCTTTTTTGTTCAGCTAATTGCGACCACTGTAACTGTCTTTGGAATTTAGCATTAGGGTCAGCAACATGATAATTCTTATCAAAACCTCCGCTAATCTGATCTTCTACCCACTTCTCTATCATGTTAGGGTCAGTCATTCCTAATTTTCTTGCCTCTACCTCGATCTGTCTTGCGTGTTCTTGCCATGCGGATTTCTTTGTAGCTCCAAGCGACTCTGGATTAGGGACAGTCCACCAATCACCATCTTGGTTCTTAACAACCTCGTAGTTTTTAATTCCCTTACCCAACCCTTGTAATGTTTGGGATAAATTGGCAACAAAATCTCTTGGTCTTTGATAAACAAAAGCTTTTGCTCCTTCTTTTTCTGCACCTTCTATTCCAAATTGATTTCCGTATTTATCGTAATTATCAAACTGTTTTAAAATTTCCTGATAAGCTTCCTGATCGTACATATTAGGATTCTTCTGCATCGCAGCTAAATCTTCTTTTAGAGCCTTTTTAGCATCACTGTAAGCAACAGCCCTAATCACATTCTCATTGCCCTTAATATCATTCTTAATGCTTTTTAATTCAGCTAAAGTATTTGGGTCATATTTCCAATTAGGTCTTTCCCTGATTATTTTAGCAGCATCCATCATGCGTTTTTTCGCGTAGTCCTTGATGATAGGGTCATCGTAAACGCTACCAGTAGCTTCTGCGCTAAATTGATCTGCAAATAATTGTGCAGAAGCGGCAGATTGAGCTTTAGCCCTTTCTATCTGTAAGTTGTGATACCGTGAGTCATTTAACCTTTGGTCTGCTTGTAAATCCTGAGCAAGCCCTAAAAGTTGTCCGTATTCTGCCATAATTAGATATTATTTATCCAAGAATTATTGTAATAATCGTATTGGTTTTGATTCAAAGATTCATTAGCTAATCTAGCCCCGCCAACTATATTTTTTATGCCAGCACCAGCTAATGCTGCCCCAGCCTGTTGCTTGGCGTTGAAAGCATTCATGGCATCGTTAAATAATTGCCTTGACATACCCGCTCTTTGCGCCGATAAAGACGTTGCGTATTCTTGCTTATTTTGCTTTACTTGATTATCTGCTATTGAATTTTGTAAATTACTCATCACCGCATCATTAATTGCAGTACGCTCCATATTAAAAGCTGCCCCGGCATTACCCCCCGAATAGTTTCTTGCAGCAAACCTAGCATCATTTAATAACGCTTGGTTCTTTTGATCTAAAGCAAACTTTTCATCATTTGTAAATCCAAATTTAGCATTTGCTTGAGCTAAGTTTACATTAGCGTCAAACGTTGGGTCTATTTTATCAATAGGGCGTTGTTCGTTGGTCGCCTCTAATCCTTTCTTTAATTGCCACGCTCCAAATCCCATATCCACTAATCCTGATGGCATATTAAAATTCTTAAATAAGTTTTGAAGTTTTCCGCCCCTGTTATCATCACCGCTACTTTCAATTTGCGGATGTTCTTTCTGATACTTCTGAGCCGATTGGTTTAATTCCTTTGCTTGCGCATCAGTCAAATCATTGGTTTTTGTTCCCGGCGCAAGTGGGGTTTGCTGAGTTCCGGGAACCATAGGGTAATCTCCCGTATCATCTGCCATTGAAGGGGCAAATCCTAACGCCTTAGCTAATGCGCTATTGTTAGGCTTTTTTGTGCCGCTAGAAACGGTTTTGCTGTTTTGATTAGTACTAGGCTTGGTTGCACCACCTTTAAATTGATTAAAAGACGGTTTAGCCATTACGTTAGGTATTCCGCTAGCTGGCTGTTTTGCTGATTGAGTATTAACTGACGCAGACTTTGTTTTAAAGGTTCCGTCATCGTTCCAGTTCTTATCATCATTCACAAACTTCAACCTGTTATCAGCCTCATCAAATTCTTTTTTTGCAGCATTTATTTTATTAAGCACATCTTCTCTTTCGGCATCATTCCCTGCCAACTTATAAGAAATATCCTTTAATGAATTATACTTATTTTGTTTTGCTTTCCAATCCTTGTAAAGTTCAGTTCTTACTTTCTTTTTCTTTTCGCCAACCTCATAAGCAGATGCTCTTTTGTTTCTTGCCGCCTCATCAGCTTTTAACCTAGCCTCTTGATCTGATTTTGCTTTAGCTTCTTTAGCTTTTTTCTCGGCTAACTTCTTTTTCTCGGCTGCCACAAAATCATCATCCTTTTCTCCACCTTCTCTAAAATTATCTCCGCCCTCTGCATTAGGGGCTAAGGCATCTACATCAACACCTTTTTCTTCGAGTTCAGACACCTCTGATTTAGTAAATAAATATTCTTCATCGGAAAGCTTTACAGGCGTTCCGTTCTTCTGGTGAAGTTTAGCTTTCGTATTTGGGTTTTTACCCAATACAGCGGCTTTAAGCATTTTCGCAATGTGAAGATTTTCATTTGGAACAACAAATGAACCGTCTTTAATCTCAGCATTAATACTGTCAGATTTAGGCGTTCCCTTACCTTTAATTTCCCCGCCATTTGCGTATGTAGCTTCGTATATTTTATTTGTTTTATCAGAAGCTAATATTCCAGCTTCGCGGTTCTGAATACCTTCTTTTGCTAACTCCTGTTGTTTTCTTTTCTTTTCTTCGTTAACCTTAATTACATTGGCAATTTCTTGGTTATCTAAATTATCCCTGTAAGCTTTTGCGCTCACTCCCGGTAAAAACACAGAACCTATTTTTTCAGCAGTACTAGAATTCTCATTCGACCAAGTTTCGGTCATACCCCTAAATGGGTCAACAAATGCACCAATCTGAGCGTTTCTTTTTGCCGCTTTTTTATCAGTGAATGTTCCGTCAGAATTAGTTCTTTCAGCGTTTTGCTTTATTGGGTCGCCAATCATATTTCCAAATGCAGCAATACCCCCAATAGCCCCTCCAATCGGGCCAATTTTAGATACCGTACCCATTCCTGAATTGTAAACTGTATTGCCTTTTCCTTGAGCTTGCTGACTAGCAAAATAAGAGCTTCCAACAGCCCCTAATGCTTCCCCTGCTGCGTTTTGAGCGGCTTTTGAATTTGCTGCTTTCCTATCACCGTCAGACATATTAGAGTTCTTGCCTACGTAATTTCCCTGAAAAGAATTAACGCCTTGAGAAATTCCCCCTCCAATAGCAGATGAATTATCTGAGAAATTATCATAGAAACTAGAGCTTCCTTTTGATTGAAATTCGCCACCTTGTTGTGATTGCAAAGTATTACTAGAAATATTTTCTCTTGTAATCGGTTGCCCGTAAGAATCTGTGATAATATTACCGCTTGAATCTATCGCCCTGCCCCTATCATCATAACCAGCGATTTCCCCGCCGATTGAATATCCTTTTCTTTTATAACCTTTTGGAACTTTCATTATGGATGAGTTTTGATTCAAATATAATGCTTATATACAATAATTTATAAACAACTTATAAAACAAAAAACAAAAAAGCCCGTAACATTTAAGTACGGACTTTTTGTAGACTACTATCTGGTCGAACCCTATTTTCAACCAAACAGCTTTGTTAGCACATTCTACCGCCCTTATTCATTCTTGGCGGCTTTCTGAACCTCTTTACTTCCCCGCCATCCTTAAATGATGCGGAAACGCCCGTAATACCTCTTTTAACTGGTTTATTAATTAAATATGGATTATTGTCTTTTTCAGTTACCACTTCGCCAGAAGTTGTCCTGTTCGGCAACATAGTCTTGCCAGTACCATCATCGCGTATGGTCGTTTGCCTTAACTGATCTAATGTTCTTCCCGTTCTGTAAGGTGTTAAATCCTGTCCCGGAGTCCATTTAGCTGGGTCAACCTTAACTTCAAAGCCATCTTTATCAACAGTTACAACTTCACTTTGATTAACTTGCCCATCAATGTTATGAAGCTTATATCCAGTCCAGTAATCATTGGTTTGCTCAGGTACAAACGTAACCGCCTCTTGTCGGCTTACCGCTGGTTGAACCTTTGCGCTTGCAACGGATGGCTCTATAAATAGAATTTCTTCCGCCGATTGCTGTGCGGGTAGAGTGGTGGTAGTTGACCTTCTTGGCTTGATTGGTGGAGCTTTTTTAAACCCGGTTGGATTTGTTGTCTGTATGGGTGTTGGATTAACGGGTCGAGTCCTCGTTTTTTCAACTGGCGGAGTTGTACTTGCTGATTCTTTTACGAAATAAGTTTTTCCATCAGAAGATGTTTCTTCTTTGTAACCAGACCTCAATAATTCATCCCTAGTCTTGTTACTTTTTAAACCTTTAGAATAATCTCGTAATCGCGGGTCTTGTGTTCCGCCATCTGCGTAACCTGTACGCTTAAATCCTTTTGGTAATTTCATAGGTTGAATATAATTAAATAAAACACCACAAAATTAACTATTTACTAACTAATAATAAGAACGCCTCATAAACACCGCAGTAGCCCATCCGTTTTTAAACGAAACCCCCTGCTTATCCTGTTTTCCAAAAATAATTTGATGATGTCCCTTCATTGACATATTCCAATTCTCAAAAGCAGATTTAGCTAAGTTGTCAGAAATTTCATCAATAGTTTTGCCCTTACTATAAACGTAAGTTATTACCTCAGCAAGCCCATATTCAAGCCCCAAAGCCTCACCCCTGTCGGAAGGTGTAACCCCTGAAAAAAAATCAGTATTCGGTGTTTCGTAATGAGTCATTTGAGAATTATTGCCGATCAGCCAGTCGTTATGGTTCTTCGCCACTAAACACAAAGTATCACAAACCTTTATCGGGCTTAAGCCTTGCCTAATCCTGTGCCTATTCAGGAGATCACAAAACTTCTTAGCTGCCAACTTCTCAATCTTTTGAATTGAGTCGTTCTGTCCATTACAAACATAAGCCCCAAGCAAGAATAATACACAAAATAAAAGGATGACAAGCTTTAACCTTCTCTCGTTTCTTTTAGTGGTTTCCATATCGTTAAACTCTAAATTATTAAACATCGTTTGAATTGTTTAGTTTAACGCAAGTTTTGATAAAAGGTTACAATTTTAATTCCAAGATTGATCTTAGCCACTGTATAACGGTTCGCCTACCAGCTTCCGTAGTTGGTACGGTATCGTAGTTCTTCTTAACCAATTTCATCTTATAGTAATAGTCAGTTATGCGTCCCTTCATGCGATCTAACGCTACACTCCATGTCCATGCCCCGTCTATGTACTTATAATCTTGGTTCCATGACTTGATGTTGGTATCCGACGAACTTTCTGTTGTTCCTGTATAATAAACATCAGTAATATTACTTCCAACGGCTTTAGCTATTACGTTTAATGGACTAAATGCTGTTTGGGTTTTAGGATTAACCACAACTTCAACTTCGTTATTCACTACCCTGCCGTAGAATTTATTGTACATATACCCCGGTGGAGTTGTAGCATAACTTGACTCTTGATTCTCTACGTAAATCTCGTTGGTTTTATTTAGAGGGGCAAATATTAATACACTTGGAGTAGCGGCATAAGTAGGTACATTTCCAGCCGCAGTAACGATATATTCAGTCGAAGCAACACCTATAACCTCACCAACCACAAAATCAGTGCTAGGCATACTCGCCCCGTAATACTTAGTCAGGTTCTTTGGATTGTTTGCCGACAAAACTATCTGACCATGCCTATGCCAAATCGCAGGGTATTTATCGTAAAAGCCAATAAATTTACCAAGCCTATGGTGATAGCCAATAGTGAAATCTTTGTTCAAAATACTTAATGTGGCCGTGTTAACCTCGTTCTTAAACTTAAAGGTCAAATAGCTCATTTCAAACTTAGGGTCATATACACCAACAATACCTACGCCCATAAGCGGCATATCGCTTGTTCTCGCCCATGTAGGGTCGTTCAAAAAGTTAATGGTGTATGTTTGACTACCGCGCTCTACAAATATCTCGTTAAAGAAGGATTTAAGCCCTTTAGCGGTTGTTATTGCTTGTACCCCACCATCCATAATACACACATCCTTATTGCGCATATCAAACCAAATCCATCCGCCATCGGTTTCAGTTAACCCATGCTGGTGTTGGTTGCCGTAAAACTCTGATAAGGTAGTAAAGTTGTCTATTACCCCGCCAGTTCCCAATGAAGTAGCTGAACCGCTTGTATTAGAAATAACCTGACGTTCTAGCACCGGGCTTGTACCTATACCGTGATTTTGCCAGTATATAATGCGATCACCTTTAGTTCTTACGTTGTTTATTTCCCCAAGCTGACCATCAACATCCTTATAATCATTGGTTAGAAACTTTCTGAATGAATCTTCCGTTTCCCCCGGATATTTTAATCCCGCAAATCGCATCCTGAATTTAAACTTTCCGATATTAGGAAAAGCCACAGGAAGCGCAGGGTATTTTACATTCTGACCTTGTGCTGAGTATCCCGGATTGTATGAGTATTCTTCGGGGCGCGATGGTGAATAACAAACTCCGTTAGCCCCACCCATTCTATCATTGCTTATTTTTCTTCCCCGGCGAAGGTTATAATTCACATTAGACTCACAAGGGAAATATAATCCTAAAGAATATCTTATTGCTGAGGCGTTATTTTGCAATCCATAACCATAATCAACCAATGTTGTATAACAATCTCCCCCACCAATCTCTACGTTATTAAACTGATACACGTTAGCTTTTGCGCTTAAAGCGGCTGTTGCTCCCGATGTTGTATCGTTTATTGTTTCGCCAACCGAGAATGTGCCGACAACGTTTGTTACGTATATCTTAGTCCCAACAACATTTCTTACCGTTGCAGTCGCTCCCGATGTTCCGCCAGTAATACTATCACCTGCCGCAAATACACCAACAACAGTTGTTAATGATAATTCTAAACAAGAGGTATCTGTTAGCACAGAAGATGTTATTGGCTGGAAATGCCCCGTTGACATATACAGCGTGTTTGCTATTGCCTGATCTGTACTGCCTCCGTAAAAAGTAGATTTATCAGTAACAACATTCATAATAATTTTTCGGGCATTCAACGGGTCTACAAATGTCCCTACATAACTATAATTATAACCAGCCGGAAATTGACCATAGTGCTTAAATTCTGACGCTGGATTGATTATTATTTTCTTACCACCAGTGGCTCCACGACCCTGTAATGATGTATAACCACCCCCGCCAGAGCAAGTATCATCTGCATTTGAAATAGCGTGAGGTATAATGTTATAATTTGTATAATTATCACCAGTAGTAGGAAATCCAACAACGGTAGCATTCTCATTAATAGAAACAAAATTGCTTATCTTAACGCTACGCAAACTACCAGCATCGGCAGCTAATGGATAAAACAATTTAGCGTACACATCTTCTACGCCATTACCAGACCTCATTGCCGTTGCGCCCCCGCCCGGATTCCAAGTAACTGGGTCTAACCAACAAGCTTCCTCTATGCTTTGGTTAACCTGAATATCAGTGTCAGGCGTAAATCCTGATAAATGATCTGGCGAAATGTAACTTAATACACTACTAGGCACAGTCGTAAAACCAAGTCCACTAGCTCCAAAAGTATCAGCTATTGTAGGGGACGGCCTTACGTTATCCGGCGACAATGCGGTGTCCTCTACATTTTGAAACACTAATCCCTGAGATACAATTCTAGCATCCCTTTCCGCGCGTACAATACTAAAACCACTAACGTTATTAGCTAATTCTTCTGAAATTGTGATGTTGCTTGCCTTTATCAAAGATGGGTTTAAGCACCACATATTTGTCCCGGCATAATTGAACCCCCTCATTAAACCACCCTTTGTCGAAACATTAGGTATTTGGTAGTCCCCCAAATGACGCACATAAAATGGATTTCCTTTTTTATCGTAAAAAAGAATACCAAATCTATACCACTCCCTTGACCAATATCCGCGAACTGTACTTGACACTAATGGGTCTTTGTAATCCCAAAATGCCGTTCTTAATTCTAAAGGATTCTCTCTTGAAATTGAAGTGGCAACAGTTGTGTACTTGTTCAGGTTAACGCATGGACGAATTGTTGGTGCGCCAAAAAGAGTATAGTTGTTGTTACCAGCTGTACCTACAAAAACAGTCCCAAGCGGCTGTCCTGTTCCGTAAAAATTACCAGAACCAGTTGGATATTCCACGTAGTCAACTCCAAATGCTCCGCCAGTAACCATGTACCTTGAATAAGGTTTGATTCCGTTTAAAGCCGGGGCTGCGCCAACACCCGGAGATTGATTCGCGTAAATGTACCCATTTGAACATGATTGGTCATCGCCATGTACAATAAGCGGATATTCAAAGGCAGTAATACTTACTCCTGTTTTATCAAAAGTATATTCCTGACGCTCTACTGTATTGCCTATTATGTTGTAGTTCTTGTTTGTGGTTATTGTTTTACATTTAAGAATACTCGCAGGGAACAGTGTAATGTCGTTTAATGTTAGAACACCTGAGTTCTCATTACCGAAATGTTCAAGCGTCATTGACGTTCCCGTAATTGGGTATTGACCAACCTTTACTATTTGACGCGGCGTAGCATCATCCTGATCGAACTCAGCACACGCTAATTCTATGACATCAAAATTAGTGTCAATATTTGATACATTTAATTTAATAGACTTGTTACTTACTTGAGTAACCGTAGCTGTTCCATTACCAACGAAGTCATGGTAAGCATTACCCGTTATTATAGTATTGTCTCCGCCAATATGTATAGGATAAGAACCATACGACCATGAAGTAAAATATCCCGCCGATGTTGAACCTAAGCGTGTAAAATACACCTTGCTTCCGTAAACTTGCACCCCACTTCCGTATTCGTAAAAAACGGCACTACAATACGATCTTGTTGGTGTCCACCCAAGCAACTCATAAGGGTAATATTTAATCACCAAAGGAGTTCCCGCCGCAGTTGCAAATGTAGTTGTTGCATTAGCGGTAAATATGTTTGTCGCTGTTAATCCGCAACCGTAATTGACAGCATTATACGTAATAGCCCCCTGCAATACCATGTATTGCTGACCTGAGACTAAAGAGCCTGATGAAATATAAGTTGTGAAAATAGGATTGTCTATATTGAACACTCTTGGCTCATTATAGAAATCTGTCCAATACACTTTCTTGTTCTGTTCCGCCTCATCATACCCAAACCCTTCAATCTTGTATTGTCTTGAAAACAATAAGCTGTTATGGTGATAAAGCGGTGTATATCCAGTAGCGGTCAGAGCTTGCACTCCCTCGCCGTATTCTGCCCATTTTAATTCGCCAATTTCACCATACCCACCCGTAGTGTCATCTTTATTGGTAAAGAACACTATAAGGCGATCTGTGAAGGAAATAAAGCCTATTGGCATTGGTTCTACCTCAGTAGCGGCAATAGTAGCCGAATATCTTACAGGTAAAGTAAATGTCAAGCGATTGCCTAATACATCAGCAATGGTGTATGAATTACCATCTTGGCTTACAAGCTGAAAGTTCTTCATATCCCTATAAGTCCCGTCCGGCTGCAATAAAAGGCTTGTATCCTTAAATAATCCGTTCTGAAATGTGTTAGTGAAATCTATATTACTCATAACCAATTATCAAGTGTACTGTGCATTCCTAAATATAATCCTTGTCCCGCAAAAGGGTCAGAAAGTTTTTCTACAATCATTCTGCGCTCTGACTCAGAAGGTACAGCATCCGTAGCCCTAGCATCAGCGCATAACTGTTCCCATTCGCGTTTGTGTCGATCAACTATTCCAATATCAATTCCGCTTTTAATTCTGTTGCGTTTGTATTTCCACATACAAAATTCACCGATAGCTTCTAAGTGATTTTCTCCAACATAAGGGATTCCGTCACAATCAGTTTCTACCCCCAAATATTGAATAGTCACTTTTTGACCATCATAGTTGTTTAAAAAAATGATTTTGTTATCCTGAACTTCATATCTTACAAATCCAAAATTGACGGTATTAGATGATGTTTCTGTCCCGCCCAAATCCACGATCAAAAATGAAGATAAATCGTATTGATTAGCGAATGTACTCCCTACCTCTGCATTAAAACAAAGAAATCCACGCTCTAAAATATCAGTACAGCAATCTTTCACATCGCCGAGTATCGCCACCTGCAAATACTCACAGTCGCATGGTAAGTCGGCGGTACAGCCATCAATGGTCAATACGTCAACTTTCTTTTTCTTAGCGTAATAAGAACCTATTTTTTTCTCCGCCAATATCGCCCAATTTACAAACATAGGCGTATGCTTATTGTGCTGCAATCCTAAGTCATCCATAAGATTGACAAGAACGTTTTTTACTGATACTAATTTATTCTGGCTCATAATTAATTCTTGTGTACTACAAAATAAACAAATGCTGTTTTATATTCCGACCAAATGTTTCCAAACATAGGGTCGCCATTTGATAGCAAATATCGCGGGTGAACAAAATCAAATTGCTCTACCTGACCAAAATCAATTCTTCTAGGAATACACCTATCATTCTTGTTCCCTATCTGAACCAAGTGGTGATTACAATTATTGTAAATTTCCTTACTCATTTTTATTTTTTACAGATTTTGTAATAAGTATCTGTTTCAATTAATGCTTTATGTACTCGCCGGGAAAAACTCTGAGCGGGTTTAAAGTAAATCTTTTTATCCCCCGCCAAACTGTTTTTATACTCAATACCATACTTCACATTTCCTCTCTTTCTATTGATATTATCAGCTTTCTTTAACTTCCCGTCCCTTGTTACATAAAGTCCTTTTTTTAATAACTCTAAACTCTTGCTTTCAAGTATCGGCTCACCTACTACTTGAATACTTGCGTGTTTACCAAGCTTCACCTCATTACCATCCAACACTTCCTGAATCACACCATACTCAAGCCAATTTCCTACTATTTCATTTATGTCCTTTGTACTGATCGGCTTACCAAATTTCTTCTTAAACCGTTTCTTCACCAAAGAAATAAATCTCTTTTTACTGAACTGATTGCGTGGTTTTTTCTTTAATGTCATCTACGCTGTTATTTAAAATATCAGGTATTTCGGTTTGCTCAATCTTAAATTCTTTAGTCAGAATCTCTAACACAATTTGCCTTGCCATATCTCCTGATACCGGGTATGCGCGGGTTTCTGTTATAGACTGAACCTGACTGTTCAAATACACTGTTCCGTTGCCTGTAAACGTTGTAAATCCAGCTACGCCAGTAAATGTGCTGTCGGGAGCATACAAGGTGCTGTTATAGTAAATCTGCTTGTATTTAACCTTATATACAGTCCCCGCCGCAATCGTGGTTACAGGAGCGGAATTAATCAAATACCCATCTTCCGGGGAAGATAGTATAGCAATAATCCTTAGCTGTTCAACTTTTTTATTCACATACAACTCAGTGTTATTTCTGTGATAATACGCGAACTTTGATCTTACGTGTTCTTTAGGAATATCCTTCCAAATAGTTATGGGGAACGGATAATATTTGGTCTTACCGCACAGTGACATAACGCCCCACAAACCAATGTCAGGGTTGCCGCCATATTCACCAAGCAAAGTAACTACATTGGGAATAGTTGTTTTAGAAATGTCACAATCACAGTAACTAACGGTGATGTCATCAGCGAAATTTACCTTGTGAAAGTCTACAGCATCAAGATTAGATAGCCATGTATAATCAATGGCTTTTGTTTCGTTGAACTGATTAATGATTAGTTGCTCACGAATCTGGTCTATCTTAAAAGAAAGCCAGTCAGAATCGAGCCTTGCGTCATCAGTTAGTCCGAACCTTGACAAAACAATCTCAATGTCGTTTATAATTTTTTTCTTGGTGATAGCCATAATTGGTATAAATATAACTAATTATGGCTCTGAGATATTAGCGGATTATAAACAACAATCCCGCCGAAGCGGGACTGATGAAAATAAAAAATATGAAAGAAATACCCCAAAGAGGTACGTCAAATATAGTTACAATATAACCACTACAATCACAACTATTATTAACAATTCAATTAAAATTGCTGACAATTCCCATGCAGCTATTTTCTTCCAAAGACCTATTTTTTTTTCAGCCCCAGCGTATTTTACAGAACATTCCTCCACCCCTTCCCTATACAAAACGATTTCTGTATTAAAGTTACTCATTTTAAGACTATCAAGCAATATTCGCTGACCCTGTACGCCCACCTGATAAGCCAAAGTCTTGACCTGCTTTTTGTATAAAGCTGTATCAGCTTGTAGACCGTTAGCCACAACATTTCGTTTCAATAAAAAATCTATTTGCTTATTTTTTAGACAAGTGACCGAATCACTTAATACCTGCGCTTGTCCAAAGCGAGTCAAGGTAACGCTGGCGAGAAATAGCAGTAAGCTCAGTGATCTCTTTAATTTTTTTACCTGTTTTATCATGGTTTTTTGCTTGTAATATCATTAGGTTTTCTATGACAATCCCCGCCGAATCCAGTTTAGCCTTATACGCTTTATTTAAAGCTGAAATGCTGTCGTTTGACTTATGTAGCTGTAACACTTCTTCGGTGTCCACAAATGGCTCTATGACGATCTCAGGCTTAAAAATAAGCCCATGAATGCAAAACCCTACCCATAAAAAACAAACGGCGGTAATGATTATTACTGCCCAGTCCCCTTTACTTAACTTCTTCATTGTTTACTTCTTCAAAATAAAAACAGGCCAAACTAGCATCTATAACCGCGCCCAATATGGCAACATACAAAGCATAGGTCGCGTTGGTTCCGTACCATGTAGTACCAACAATAACAGACATAATGCCCTTAAAAATTGATTGTAATTTGACAACCTCTGCTTGGCTATCAGCGAATAGATTGAATATTGAAAAGTGAACTTTATACTTTTTCATGCTAAATCTTTTTCTAAAATTAATGTATATGTAAATCGGTTCCCTGTTACGTTTTTAAAATGCTCACAAATAGAAATTAATTCTTCCTTATCCTTCCAATTCTGAAACACCTGACAGCCCGCCGACCAACTACCAATTTTTTCTGTTTTAGTAAGCTTGTTCGCTCCATGAATATTAATCCCAAATAACCCGGAATCTTCTGTTCCTGAATTACCAGCAATGCCGTCCAAATCCTTATCTCTTATTACCGTAACCTTTCCGACTTGAACTAACGCCTTGTGATCTGCTTTACTTTGATGTAAGCTAGAAGCATAAGCATTTACATACTGTCCCGGCTTAAGCACCGCGCACCCTTTAGAGTTTAGCAATTTTTTCTGATACGTTAATCCCGGCTCTGTTGTAATCGTATATGTTTTAAGAACTTCTTTTCCACACTCGTTATAAACCAAACACAAAAGATCATTGAACACATCTGCTACATACAGATTGGTTCTAATACCAATAATGTTCGGCCTATCATTGTACCAAACATACCCTTTTTTTGATAAAGTTGTCTTTAATGTGTTTATTGTTAACTGCATAACTCCTTTTAATTCCTGAAATAAATATTGATGCCTCCTACTTGTCAATCTTCTTTCTCAAACTTTATTCTTGTTTCCTTTGATAAAATAGCAACCTTTTCCCTTATGTTAAAGATTAACTCAGTGTTCTTTTTTTGATTAACCCTCAAATCCGCGATCTGAAACTCATACTGGTCAACTTGTTTAACCTGAGAATTCACAAAAGAGTCTATCTTATCATTAAGCCGCTCGATTTTAGAAACTATACCCGCGTACAGAATTACCGCGGCAGCAGTAACGGATATTGCCCCTCCGCCAATTTTAATCACATCCTTAGTCTCCCACTTTATGTCCGAAAACTTAGTCATAAATTATTAATTATATGGCAACCTCTTTCCAAACAAATTCACCAAAGAAACCTGTTGCGCCAGAAGCGGTAGACGTTTGAAACGAAATAGCTGTTCCCGGAGCAATTATTATTGACCCGTCAAAAAACCTTCCTAACGGTTCGCGGCTTGGTGTTGTGGTGATCGCACCAGTAAGCCCTACTCCTAATGTAGCAATAGCTACGGGAGCGGCTGGTAATGTTGCGGCTAATAAAGCTTGAATATTATTTCCCGCCGCTTTACCAAGAAAACCATTCCTGTGAGCAGTAGTTAGCGTTCCTGTAACGGCAGCAGCTACTACGTTAGTATTTGCACCTAGCCAAATAACAGAAGCAGCAGCAAACGCCACGGTTTGTACACATCCGGCATAAATCAGAACGCCATTCACCCCGCTACCTGCGGGATTGTATAAAGTTAACGCTGGTTCGGTTGCCGAAAGACCAGCCTGCGTAGTGATACCTGTTTGGTTAGCCACAGAATAAACACTTCCGTCAAGAACTAAATTTTCATATTTAGTTTCTGACATAGAAACAAGAACGTTACCTTCTGCATCGAGAGCAACTTTCTTTACTGTGCCGTTATATAAACCTTCAATTTCCATAGTTGTATTTTAAATATATGTTCAAATTTTCAATTAAATCCTTATTATTAATCTTCACGCCCTGATCTACAATTTCAAAAGTAAGCTGTGCAATTAAATGTTTCAAAAAAAGTATTTCTTTTGTATTAACATTTATACTATTCGCCAAGCTCAACAATATGTCGCCAAGCTCTACATTAGAATACGGGTCGCCCTCAATGTTCTCAAATAACGGGGTTATGCTACTACCCAAAAGGCCATTTACATTCGTTAGCCTTGTCTTAAACTCCGTAGTGCCGCGCAAAATCGTTAGCACATCTTCAAGAGTTAATTCATTTGGAGCTATGTTTTGACCTTCTGCCATTAATGTGAAATACAATTCCTTAACTGTAAACAACTCAAATAGCCATAACCCTGAATCACATCCATAAAATCACTTACACCAGCGTTAGTTGATGCAAAATACCAGTAAAAGTGTAAATAATAATTTTGATAAACAGCATCAGATTTCCAAACTCTCGATTTCGGAAACTTACCATAGTGAACGGTTAAATCAATATTGTATCCAGAATTAGGAATAATCACCTTATTCAAGGGATTTGTTATATCTAGGCTTTCTGTTGGAGATAAAAGAATACCAGACGTTACTTGACAAACATAATTTAAGTTTTGCCTACATTGTCCATCGCCAGTTACAATCAAAACATCATCAATTGCTATATAAGGTATTTGTGTTCTATAAACTGTTTTATAATTATATGACACGCCAGTAGTTATTTGAATAGTCGAAACTAATTCGGAAGAAGTATTATGATATAGAGCGTCCATATTAGATGAAAAAAATGTACTAATTAAACTATTGTCACCATTAACATACATACTTAAGCTGATAACCTTAACCAAATGGCTGGGTCAGCCCCGCCAAAAATATCACTATCTGTGAATGCTGGAAATGTAGACGGTAAAGCCCCATAGGCATTTGATACAGCTAAAAGTGTTCTTGCCGTTGCTCCAAGCGTACTTGGTTGCCCGAATACGTTTGGCAATGCCACCGCGTCTATTGCTCTAAATGTTGGAGCAGATGCGGCATTATGAACCCAAGCTAACCAATAAATACCCCTATTCAGAGTGGCGTTAATAGTGATAGACTGCACAGTTGCGCTATCCCCATTAATTAATCCGGCATCAACAAGAAGGGTTCCGGGAACGTTATTCCCATTATCCCTGTATATTCCCAATCTAACCTTGCTTCCGGCGGTTCCGGCAACGGTGATTTCCATAGCTATTCTATCAGCAACACAATCTTTACCAACTATAAAAGGGACACCGTGAAGAAAATTTGACAATAAACTTCCGCGAGTTGTTAGCGCTGCGTTGTTTATGGCTTGAGAATACCAAGCGTTATAAGTGGTAGTTCCTGTCTTTCTATACAGAAACTCTCTTGCTTCTATGAGCGTATTTACGTCATCCTCATCTAATTCGTGAGGTAAAACAACATATTGATTTGCCATTACTTCTTGAAAATTAAATCACATTTAATAGTTCCTGACGAAACAGTTCCTTTATTCCAGTGGGGTCTAACATATTTATTTGTGAGTTCTGAATAACTAATAACATTAGATGACGTTCCCGAATTAACTGTTATTGTCGCTAAAGGAATGTCTACAAAATTCACATTATCAGAAGATTCTTGAAGCTTTATAACGCCATCAGCGGTATCCAAACTGGTCGCGTCAAGTTGCAAACATACTTTAGTAAAGCCAGATGCGTCAGTCGCACTAATTGATGTTAGACTTGTTGCAGCAGATGTTCCGCTTGCAATTGGAGTTACTTTTTCAGTAAGAATATTTCCCCTATCAATTGCATGAACAATTCTGTTTAATTCATTAGTTGTCATAATAAATGTTTTTAAATATAAACCTCAATAAAAATTTCAGTGTTAAGCAACAAATCGTCAACTGCAACATTAAGTAGCACATCACTAGCGTCAGCAGTAGCTAAAAATGAATTTAAGTAAATTGAATTCGCATCATTGCGTCCCATGCTAAACTGTATCGTTGCTGGCTTATTACTTACCGCGTAAACTAAATCAGGAGCTTGGTAATTACTTGGATGATGAAAAAATACTTTGTTAGCAGTAAAAGCACCTGTTAAAGTACCTGTATATGCCCCCGCCGAATCCCTTGTCCAAGCAATATCGCCTAGAGTGTTTTCCAGCACTCTGACAGTTGGATTATCAGTTGAAGATTGAGTTAAAAGACCCTTGTAAATCTTTTTGTAGGCCGTTACGCCCATCTGATTTAGCTGACCCAAAGGAACAACCTCATCTTTGTTTTCCGCGTTTAAAACCCCACCCAAACGTTTTGGTTCAGGTAGGATTTCAGCGCGATCATTTTTGCTCTTAATCATTTGTGATTAGATTATAGATTAGTACGATGTAAACGATAAGCAACTTGGCATCTTAAAACGCCAGCAGCAGTTCCCGGCTGAGTCCAAGCGGTAGACTTAAGGCTAATGCCTGTACCTACTGATAAAGGATTTCCGGCAGTTGTTAAAGGGTAAACGGCAACGATTTTGTCACCAGCAGCACCAAGTAAGTTAGCAGCAGTTGTCGCTCCCGATAAGGTAGCTCCACCACCCGAAATACAAACTACAAGGTCATCAGCACCACCTGTATAGGCAGCAGTATCGAAATCATAGATTAATACAGCAGAAACAAATTCCATTGCATAAGCAGAAGATACCCCTGCGATTAGGGCTGCGCCGTTTGCGTGACCAAGATCACCAGCCGCAGTTCCTACAATTTCAGTAGCGGTTAGGGTAGTTTGCTCAGTGATAATTCCACTCGCGATGTTTAAAGTACCTACACTTGTTTTCCAAGCAGTAGCACTAATTCCTCTGAAAATGATTGTCTCATTCGGAGCAACAACAACAGAAGCGTTTGCAGAGTTACCATCAATGGTAGCCCCCGTTTGACCAAACACAGCCATTGGTTTTGCAGCAGAGTTTTTTACAATTCTGATTGCTCCTAAAGCAGCAGTTGGTAATTGAGCAGAATCTAACGCGGTAGCAACGGTTGTGAAATCGTTGAACTCAGAAGATAATGCTGTCCCGGCTTGTGCGCCACCAGCTAACGCTGTTAAAGAAGTGCGAGAGTAATAACTATTCGCTGCGCCAAATGTAGCCCCGCCAGTTAGCGTAGACGCTCCCGTTGTGGTTAAAGTGTTGTTTATGACAACATCTTCAAACGTTCCGTCAAAACCACCATCTGAAAGCTGTCTTTTGGTGACAACATCATCATCTTGTTCGCCCTCAGCGATATTTCCGATTTTACGGGCTTTAGTTCCCATTGGGACTAATTTTCCGTTTTTAATTCTAAAATTCATAATTGAAAGTATTTATATAAAAAAGGGGAGGCTTTTAACCGTCCCCGTTTTTTATTGGTTATTAATTTGATTACTGAATTAATTGATCTGTTGGTACAGCAAAGAATTCGCTGATAGTTACCGCAGGGTCGCCACCACCAATATTCAAGTGCTGATAGAAAGCAATCATTTCATCGCCAGCATCAAACACTAAATCAGTAGTTCCAGCAGAATATACCGGGTATTCAGTTCCGTTTAAGAAACAAGTAACATTACCATTGATGTCAACCTTAACCCACATCATAGCTGAAACAGCATCAGTGAAGTTTACGGCTGTATCAGTAGCAACAGTAGCAGCGTTATTTAAAATACCAAAGGTATAAACACTGTCGCCGTCAGCAGCACCACCGCCAATAGCGGCTAGGTCAGTATAGTCGTTGTAGTCAGCAGTGTAAACTGCTTTCTTACGGAAACCGAAGATAAACTGAGTGTCAGTCCAATCAGCAGCCACAACGCGGCAACCTACCATGAAAGGAGTCTTGCCAACGATAAACGACTGATCGCCTAATGTTTGCTGATTAGCAGATGTGTGAGAACCTTCGCCAGCAGTGTCATCTTGATCTAACAATAGACCAGCGGCAGCAAGAACCGGGGCAACAATAGTTTGAGTACCGATGTTTGTACGATTCATTGGGGTATAACGAGATAACTGCCATCCTAATGTGTTGGCTGTACCTGTCGGAGCAGCACCTAGTGGGTCTTGGAACACGATAGGGGCATCAAACCACTCTTGCAGAGTAGAAGCATCACCTTCGTAAACCTGAACCATTAATTTGTGCATTACGCGCTCAAACGCTTTAAATCCTGTAAGGTTAGTTGTAGAAGAACCTGTTCCGTTGTCAGCATAAACAATCTGAACCTTTGGAACATAAGCTAATTGACCTTTTTGATTATGAGCAGCAGCAGTTGTCAAAGAAGTGATTGCAAATCCATCGTAATTCTGACCACTAGTTGCGTAAGCACCAGCAGTAGTTTTAGGAGCAACACCACCAAGATAACCTGAAATAAGATTACCCCACATTTGGTCGATAACTGGTCGCCATTCAGCAAGATCAGCACCAACACCAAAGCTGTAAACAGCAGCGGTAGTTACTGAGTAGTTGTCATCAGCAAAGCCAGTTCCGTCAGCGTTAGTACAAGGACGAACAGTAGAAGCACCTAAACGGGCAGTCATACCTTGCTCTGGCACTGGATAATATCCAGCATCATCAGTGATAGAAAGTCCTGTTCCTAATAGCAAAGAAGCAGCAGTAACGAAGTTACCAGTGTCAGCATTGATCTTAGAAACTAATTCACCATGAATTGCTTCGCGCTGTAAAGCGGCAGTAGCACCCAAAGTTGTGATTACAGGAGGGGTTACATAAGTGTAACGCTTTAGAACTTCCTGTACACCATTACGGGTACGGTTAGTGTCGCCAATTTCGATTGTGTAAGCTGTACTTGCTGTTGGAGTGTAAGATGTTGCGCCTACACTAACTACTTGTACTACTTCCGCACGATATTTTGTTTGGAGAATTGAGGTAATGTTTCTTTTGTCTGTACCACTCAGACCTGCGATGGTTACTACACCACCACTGCTTTGAATGTCACTCGCTGCCGAGCTTGCACTCAAAACTGATTCATTGATTGGTTTCATAATTGATTTTTTTTAATTGATTATGAACCAAATGTACTAAACAATAGATGTTATAACATTAAATGTTTCCACATTTAATTAACACCTTAATTTTTACTGTTCAGCTTGCTTTGAGATTTTATCTGCGAATGCAGATTTGTCGTATGCAGAGATTCCGCCCTGTAAGATTTGAGCCATTGTTCTTGCTAAATCTTCGTGCATAACATCGGGTAAATTGCTTGTAAGAGTTTTAGAAGCAAGTATTACTTGACCACTTGTTAGGTTAGTATTGGCGGAAGTAAATTGATCGCCCGGATTGTAATTAACGCTATTATGTGTAGAAGGAGCGGTACAGATATAAGATGTGGCGTTTACTAAAACACCAGTTCCTTCATTAATAAGGTCAGATTCGGTTCCTATTGTGTAATTTGCGGGAGCTATAAGATAGTTTAATTCCCCCGCCAAAGTGCCGCCTAAGCCTCTATAAAGAGTCCACCCAGTCGAATCCTCTAAGTGATACACCTTTGAATTACTTGGCTTACGGAAAGAACACAATAGCAATGGATTTAACTCATTATTATTGATGGGCTTCACATACGCCCTCTCGCCATCCACAAGTAAGTCTAGGAAGCTTAAATAATGATAATCGGTAGGATAATTGATGTGGTTAATAGTGAATTCAGTCCCCACCGAAGTTGTTGTAATGGTAGCTGTTATTTTTTTAAGAAGCGTGTATAATTTCTCACGAATAGATACTTCATTCTTTTTGTACATATCAAATATAATCATCTGAGCTTCCCGCCCGGCATTGTTATACTGATTGAATGAAAATCTACCAGACCTTGATCTGTCCATGTAAAAATCACATCTTTCCCTTATTTGTACACTATTCATTACAATATTTGTAAATTAAATTAGCACTAAATTATTATTACAGTATTTGTAAAAAAGCGGGGTTTTTAGCCCCGCCGTTTACGTTTATTTTTTAGCTTCTGCTAGTTTTGCTTTAAGCTTATCCATGCTATCACGGTTCGGCTTATACAAATGCAGTCCTTTAAACTTTAAAGTTTTTGCCTCAGCAATCAGTTCGTTAAATTCTTTTTCTAACGGATTAGAAATAGAATCTTCGCCTACTGTTTCGCGTATCTTCGACGCTGCTAGATCAGCATTTTGTTTCTTCAAAGCTTCAAGTTCTTTCTTCATCACTTCAAGCTCAATATCCTTGTCGTCTTTCGCTGCCGACATTGAACTTGAATTTCCTTTCATAATTTTTTCTGACTGAGATATTTTTTCTTTTGATCTCAAATCAATAGTCGTAAGAACATCCGAGTGGTCTTGCAAGAACTTAACCGCAAGATCAAACGTATGCCCAAACGTATATCCATGAAACTTATAACCAACGGTTAAGTCATGCTCAATCACGCCTGTTTGTAATGCGCGGTTAAACACTGTTATAATTCCAAGATTAGGGTTTTCATGCACTGATAAAAATTCCGCTGGCTCTTTTTCCGCTTTCTTTAGAACCTCTGCTTGAACCATTGTATAACTCATGTGGTTCGGGTCAAATCCTAAGTTACGAGCGTAATCAAACAATTCCTGACCATGTAATCCCTTAGCGATAGTAACCGCACGTTGACCTTTCTCAATACGCATAATTTCGTTATGAGCGGCTTTGTCCTTGTCTACTACGCGGAATAAATGGTGTTTAATGTTATGTGACAGATTTGGAGAATCCACCACAATAGGACTCTTTGATAAGATGCAAGCTTTACGAGCTTCGGCGGGAATAGTACGGTCAAATACATTAATCATTCCTAAAGGAAATCTTTTCCATTTAGGCTGACCACTTTTAGTAAAGCCGTTAAATTCTCCGTAATAAAGCCCCGATGCTTTGTCGAGTACCGCCGGACAAGAAAAGTCCGTAGTTCTCATTCTTTCAAAATCTCTTTTCTTTATAGCTTCATATTCTACGATTCCTTCTGTTGGACAAACATCAGGGTTATCAAGATTTGCTACTTTAAATTCTAATCCATCGTTGTTCCTAAACACGATGTAAAGTGGCTTACCACTCTTTGTTCTTGGAATACCAACTGTGTTGGTTGCTTCTGCAATTTCCATTTTGTTGTTTTTTGTTTTGATTTATAAATAAGCGGCGAGTTTTTATCCCCGCCGCCTTTTTGATTTTTATTACGCTGCCTTGTAAAGGATACCGCAAAGTGTCGGGTTGTATACGCAAAGCATATCTTCCTTCAACATTGCTACCTTATCAGCATCAACTTCTGACTGAACTAATCCTTTAGAACCAGTTAAACCAATATAAGATGCCTCTACGCTTGAACGGTTAACACCGTTAGCTTCTTTACAAAGGATTTCCATTGTAGGTTGGTCATCAGTGCTGATACCCATTGCGAAGTATGTAGATGACATTAAAGAACGTCCATCTGCACCAACTTCTGGGAACAGTTGCTCATCATCAAACATTGGGTCAAGCACGAAATACGCGCTGTTTCCATTGATGTTGAACTTAGTGAAGTTGTAACCAACTTCTACCTCAGCACCACCAGCTTGTGAGCTTTGAGTGATGTTCTGAACCATTGTGATGTTCTGATTACCAGAAAGGTTAACCATCTTCTGTTGAGCATTCTCATACCCATCAGTTCCAGTTAAGAATACCCATACGATGTTCTGAACTTGGTTAGAACTCTTTTGCATGGTTTTCATCAAATCAGCAAAGTCATCTTCTGTTGCCTCACCGTTAGTTCCTGAACCAGTCGCTACGTTTGTAGAAGATACTTGTTCTTCCCATCCGTCACCGATCATAATTGGAAGCCCGGTTTCAGGGTCGTTACCAAGTTTTGATTCAGTTGCTAAAGAGCCGTCAGAATTCTTCATAGAAGATACTGAGAACTTCTTGTGACGCTCGTTTTCCATAGCGTACTGTGCGCGAGCTTGCTCTACTGCCCAATACATCCATCCAATTTGCGCTCCGTCTGCATATTCATACCAAAGAATATCCGACTTTGCACTACCAGTGATGGCAATAGTCTTACGTTGGATAGTCATGTGGTTGATATAAGTATCAGGGTGCTTTGAACGGCTATCTGACCTTAGTGAACCTTCTGAGTAAGAAGTAAAGAGCGGGAAACAAGTTTTGATTGACCCTACGTGAGTTGCGTAAACAAACGCAGTTCCAGTTACCGACTTGAAGTTATATACATAACCTGTTGCGCTAGAACCAGAAGCATAACTCATTACACGAGCTTGGTAACCGCTAGAAAAACGAACTACTTGACCCGGATAAAGGTAAGTGTCTTGCATTTTAAGGCTGAAATCGCCATTTGCGCCTGATGCTCCTACTTGAGAAAGGATTGTGGCTGCTTTTTCGATACGTCCGATTACATCAAAACGATAAGCATTGTTTCCAATACCTTTTGACTCGTTCATCTTTGGAACCTTAGTATCTACTTTTCCGTTGATTCCATAACGTCCTACCGCGCCGGAGGTTAGGTAAGTCATCATATAACGCTTGTTACGGAACTCAAGCATTTTGCGGTAAGCTGGCTTAACCGCTTGATTTGTGATTAAATCATTTTGTGTTGTACAAGTATCTGCGTTGTACGTACCCCTTTTAATATTAATTTGACCGGGGTTAGTTGGTGCTACTGACATTTTATTTTTGTTTTAAGTTTGACATTTATTTTTTTGTCAATCCTTAAATCAAAAAAGTTATCTTCCAAAATCTGCTTCTAATCTTTGTTCTACTGCTGTTTTGTCTTTTGCGGAGACATCCACCCTGTTTGCATTACCTTGTGTAAGCGGGGGAACGTTGTGTTGTTTGGATTTTTGATCTAAAAGAACTTTTTCGCGCACTCTGGCCTCGAAGTCTTTTATGCCTTGTTTACCAAACTTATTATACAAGAGATAATCAACTTTCTGTTCAGGGGTTCCCGGAGCTTTTAGATAAAAGTCCGAACTCAATTCTTGCAACAACTGAGGTTTAATAGCATCAGGAATCTTTCTGTCCATATACGTTTGAACTCTGTCAAGCGCGGTTTTTAGGAGTAAAGTTTTCTGATTGCGTTCTTGTTCCTGAACTTGTTTTTGATTTTCTGTATATTCTCTTAATTTTATTTCTCTTTCTGCGTTTAATTTCTTTTCGTATGAGTCAAGTTTAAAATCAATAAGCCCTGCCTCTTTATCTATCAATCCACCCTCTACAAGCTTATTAAATTCATAATCCACCAACTCAGGTGTCATCCCGGATTGCTCCAAATTGAAACGAACCTTTTGCTCAGGCGACAATGCTTTGAATGATCGTAATTGGTCAAACGGCTCATTAATCTCAGCCAGTGTTTTCCCCGACTTTAGCTCATCCATTAAAAGACGGGCTTCGGGGGTGTATTCTGATAAAAATACTTCGCGATCAAACTTCTGTGCCTTTTCAACCTCTTGTTTTAAGCGGTTTTCAAATGACTGCTTAAAATACTCGTACCCTTTTTCTTCCGAATAATCTTGGGGTACTTCCCCGCCGATTTCGGCAATAAGGTCTTTCCACGAACCACCATCGGCTTCTTCCTGAGTGGTAGCTTCTGCTGTTTCAAGCGACCATTCATCTTCCTTTGGTTTAGCGGCATTCTCAGCTTTTTTAGCCTCTATTTCTTCTTTAGTGGCTGTTTCTGCTAATCCAAGTTCTTTTGCCTCATTAGCCAATGCCTGTTTTTCTTCGGCGGTTGGTTCTGTGGTTGCGGTTTGAGTGTTTTGGGTTTCTGTATTTGTTTCGGTTGTGGTTGTTTCCGCGCCGAAATCTGACAGAAGCCTATCCTCTACGGATACGGTTGTTGTAGCATTATTTTCAGTCTGTGACTGCACTGTTTCAGTGGATGCTTGGTTTTCTGTTGACATTTATAATAAATTATTTAAACAAATATAAATAGATGTTATAACACACAATTCATAAGTTATTAACACTCACATTATTCTGAGAGCATATCATTTGACATTTTGTGATTTTGCTCAATAACTTTGTTCTTTGCTTTATTGTCATCGACTTCCATTTGCACTTTACCTTTCAGCATAATATCATTGGAAGCTTGGTTTTGGCGATCTTCTCTGTCCTCTTGAGCGATCTGTAAGTTTGTTTGAAGTTGTTGTTGTTGCATTTGCATTTGCGCCTCACGGTCTGCTTGCGCTGACTCCTGAGCTATTTGCTGCACTCTTTGAAGTGATTCGCGGAAAATATTCTCAGCCTCAACAGTAGTCTCAGCCATTTCAAATCTCAAAGCATCTAAAGCACTTATTTCTTTGGTATTCATTCCAAACTCAATATAAGCCCTCATGCGACTTCTTAATTCATTGTACTTGCCACCATCGTTAATATGCACACCATAATCCCTATATCCCAACTCGCGGGTGACTTGCATATACTTATACTTCTCACTGCCTAGTATCTGCTCACCCTTGTCAAGTTTGTAAAACGCCCAGCTTACTTTTGTAGCCTCTACAATCTTTGTCATTACATTCTCGACAAATAATTGCATCTGATAAAACAACGGTTCTGTCATTGTTCTACTTGCTTTAATCGCATCTTGAGAATTTGTTACAGTGGCGGAAGCGGCTATTTGTCCTTGTCGATTATCGTTAATCCCGGTAAGTCTATCTAGCGTATTTAAAAGCGTATCAAGTAATGCTAATATTCCTTCAAAGGATTGACTAAAACCAAGATCGTGTTCTTGCATCATTGATTTTAAATCAAGATTTTTCCCTGAGAAGTTTCCTGATGCTGCTGAGTTTGTAGTAATAAACCCATCATTCACCGCGTCATACATCAATTTCTTTAAAGTGGTGTTCTTTGGCAACGCAGCTAAGTCATACGCTAAAATCTTTCCTTTTGCCCTGTTAAGCTCTTTCATTAATTGGTACATCCCAATATCAAAAGCGGTATCAAAGTTCTCTATAACCTGCTGTAAAGGGATTCTGATACCGTCTACGGTTCCGAACAAACATCCAACATAAGAACTATCCAAAATATACGCTGGCGCATCATGGCTTCTCATTTGGAATGGCTTACGCCTCATGTTTACATCAAGCTCAGGCAAGCCACCAATTCGCGTAGCTTCCCATAAATCTTCTTCCCACCCGGTTTCAATTTTGAAATGTCCTTTCTCCACACCCTTATCGTATTTAGCCTTGTTTGGCTCATATACATCATAAGGGATTTCATTCATAATTTCAGTGGTAGTATCATCATAAGCCAACTGATTTGGGGTCTTTGGCATTATTTTATAATAAGACGGTTTAACTGATTTCCATTCTATATGAAGCACAGTACACATTACCCCGCCTCCTTCGCCTTTAGCTAGCATACCCCGGCTTTGGCGTATATATGTTTCAGGATTTTGCTGCACATTGTACAATAAATCCCTTTGTTCTTTAGTTAATTCATACCTACGCAATACCTCATGGATAGGCATACGCATTCTGCATCCTTTGATCGGACTTTTCTCAATGAAATCATCCCCTTCTATTTCTTCGTAAATGAAATCACGCGGGTCAATCTTCATAAAATCAACATCACCCTTTTCATTTATTTCAATCTTAGCAAAACACTTCCCGGTAATCCTTGCATCTAAAAAACACTCTCCAAATTTCTTTACAAGTTTTAATGCTTTGATTTGCTCATTGACAATAATCTGCATTATATCTTCTTGCTTGTCCTTTGGACTCATCTTTGCCCACAGAGGGTCGTCCTCACTCTCAGGTACGGGCGCACCTTCCATTACGTCTACCCCGGCTATTTCTTTTAATTCCGCTAATTCATCCTTAGCGATCATTGCTCCCATCATAAAATCCATTGCCGCCATCTTTTCAGATTTAGCCTGAATGTTTACGGTTTCAACAGTAGCGTTTAATGGTCTTGTTAACCACTCTCCGCTCAATAAATCTTGTTTGGTTCTCCCCACGCGATAGGCAATGAATTTAGCCCTGTTCTGCACACCGTAAGTAGCTTCTAGCCACTTTATACTATCGGGAGATTTAACGCCGTTATATGAGTTATAAAGCCGCGTAGCTTTATTTCTTTCGTTGTCTGCGTTGTTTAATAATGATTCTGCGTAGTCTAAGTGTTTTTTACACCATTCTGGTGTCTTTTCACTTTGCGGAATATCCTGTCTTGGAAAAATTGACATACTATGGGTAGATTATTACCCAAATATATGTTATAACATCTAATTTGTATTAATAACTTATTCACATCCAACGTTTAGGATGGTCATGCTCATCACCCAAGAACGGGTTTAAGTTTTCTAACGGAACAACATTCCCATTTTTATCCTGTTGCCAAGAGCCTAAATCAAGAATATCAGGGTTATTCCAATCCTCTTTATTGCGCGGCTGGATTTCAAATGAAACATCTTGCATCAGAGCCATGCCATAAGCATCAGCAAGGTCATTATCTGAGCCAATATAAGCTATATCGAAGTTTTGTAATTGATTTAATAATTCAGGGAACCATATCTGATTGCAGAAATAATCCACCGCCGACTGCATTAATCCCAACATCAACGGCTTGCTATAATTATTAAGAGATACACCCCACAAATGGGTTTGCTCAGAATTTTCAGATTCAAATTTACGTGGGCGGTATGCTAAATACTGCGCCATACCTTTCATTTCAAAGTGCTTTATCACCCCTGCCGATCTTACGTCACAAAGCACAGCTTCATGTAAATTAAAATGCACAGCTAATTTACAGCACATTTCATAAAACAATTCTTTGCGTTCCGGGCGGCAACAAATAGTGGCAACCGGGGCTAATTGCAATGCGTTAGGAATAGTGTTTCGTCTTATAATAACACACATACCTCCTTTAGATTTTGAGGTACGCGACAAATCCTGATCGTAACCATCTGTCCCAGAGCAATATAAGTGGTCGTAACCTTTGATAGGAGCAAGATGGTCTTGGTGTATTAAAAAACAAACACCATCTTCTGTAACGCTATTATCAATTTTAACTTCGGTTTGCGCGGGGAATAAATACTCTCCTGTTTTTAAGTCTTTTTTCCATTCAATCTGACATCTTACATACTTCTTTGGACTTGACATAATCTTGTCCATTTGGTCATTCATTATATCAGTATCAAAAGCATTTACGATGGTCTTTCTGAAAATGTCAGCTTCGGTTAAAGGGTAATCTTTTAAATGCTCTTGGTATTTTTCAGAGTTCTTACCCTTCATTATCTCTTTTCTCTCCGCGATAATGGTTTCTTTTGCAGCCTCAGTATCTTCTACCCCAACAGACTCAAAAGTCTTGTATTCCTTCTCTAAATTCGGAATTTTTGGGATTTCTAAAGAACATCCACCATAAAACGGTTTATGAAATCTCTCTGCGGTTACTAAGAACTTAATAAAGTTGTTTTCTTCCGCCTCGTGCCACATTTTTTGAAAATCGCGGCTTCCTTTATTCATGTTACCGCCTGTTCCCCACATCCAAAAATTACCAATTTGAATACTACCGTCCATAATACAGGGGCGAGTATGGCTATAAAATTTCTCCAAGTGTTCAAACTCCCCGCATTCCTCAGCCATAACATCTACCAACGCCAATCCTTTAAACAATGCGGGAGATTGTTTCATTGTACGTACATAAATAGTATTACGCGTTCCCCCTTCAATTAAAGAGCCATCTTCCCCGCGAAACTTGTATCCGGCTATTACCTGATCGTCGTTGTCCTTTAATTTCTTTACTCGTAGTTCAGGCGGCAACATAGATTCTGATGTGCGCCATTTACGCATAAAATCCTGAGCGTATAAGTCTTGTCCCGCCGCAACACCACACTGATATGCACCATTACGAAATCTAAAGTCATAATCGACCTTTGCCTTTTGGAACAATTCAGACGCTCCAATACGGCGTTTCTTAGCGCAAATGAAATTCTTCTTATTAGCAATGCAATACTCAATCAAATAGATCATTTCAAGGTGTAAATCCACCATGTCGGGCGAGATAATACCCGCCGCCGCCGCCATTGAGTTAAAATTGAGGTAATAATAGTAGCGTCCCGGTATAAATAACCCGCCAGTTTGGTATCCGTTGGTGATGTAATATAATTGCTCGTTCCACCAATCTTCCCATTGTGGAGTGCCGATAACTTTAGGATTTCTTATTGAGTCTGCAAAATCAGGGATTCCGTACTTTACAATAGGATTTGGACAATAGTTTTTGCCCTTTCTGTATGGTGGGCGGGCAATTATACTCATACTCGTTGCGGTTTTTTATTCCGCACAATTTCGTAATTTTTCTTATTACGCTGTAAAATTTCTATGTAGCTGTTCTGCTGATCGCCTTTTAGTTGACCTTCCTTCAAAACATCTTCGTAAATCTCATTCTCGATAGCTTTTATGCGGTTATTAAGCATATCAATAGACTTTAGACAGTTTTCAAGTGCTTTCCCGTCCAAAGTTGGGATTTCCCCCTGCAACTGCGCGACTTTATTGCGATAGGTTTGCTTTAATTCTTCTTTTTCATCGTACTGCAACGACTTGTATGCCTCAATAGCCACCATTATACGGTGACTTTTATCATCATCTTCAATGGCCTTTAGGATTTTTGGGTTGTTGTCCCCAAAAGCCTCTATCATTGCCCTGCGAATTCGGTCTTGTTGGTTAAAACGACGAAATGGGCTGTGATAATCGTAGGCGGCAGCTATAAAGCATAATTCTTCGTCAGATATTCCCGACAGTTCAGGGCATAAAGCCACGCAAGCTGGGCGCAAGGCGACTTTGTTTTTTGTATCAAGATATATGACGTAGCTCATTAGTTGCTGTTTGGATTAAGCGATAACAATTCATCGCCGCTATCGAATTCCTCAACTAAAATTCCGTCAACTTCTTCCCCCCATCCGCGTTGTTCGGCTATATCTCTAGCCTCATTCCAATCGCCTGATTTTGAAACAATGATAGTTCCGCAATATGGGCGCGGTTCAAATTCGTTGTAAGGGCAATCGGCGGGAGCTTCCCCCATAACTTCGGTTGCTTTTTTGGCATCGAATACAGCTCTAGTTGTAAAAACTCGCTCATCGACTAACAAAACCTTCTTAAAGTTTTCGTCTTTAACCTCATCAAAAGCTCGGAAGTGTTTATTTACGTTTTTAGGTATCATTTTTACGGATTTTGTAATTTTTATTTCGGCGGGAGATTATTTACTGATTTTGTAAAGAGGTGTCAATGAATTTTACATCCGTCCCGTCAGGATTGAAAATTTTAACTGGATTTTCTACGTCTTTTCCAGAATAATTTCCACTTGCTTTTGAGCAATACACAATTACGCCCTCTTTTTTGTATTTCTCTATAATGTCATTCATTTTAGCGTTTTTGGGCAAGGCGGCTAAATCATAAGCTAGTATTTGTTTTTCTTCACTCATATCAAAATGCTTTTTTGTAATAATTTCTCTTTTATCTTATCCTTGTTCAGCTCCAATAATGCCATGACATCGTGCTTTAAGTAAGGTACGTGTATTTTCTTGTGATTCACTTTTCCCACGCGACAGGTCGATGGTTGTATCAAATGTATGAAAAGTTCTTTAATCTTTTTCCCGGTCAATTTCTCAGCGTGATACCCATAATAACTTAACTGGAACGCTGTTTTCATAAACTTACTATTGGGTAAGTGATCGAAAGGAGCAAATAACCAACCTCTGCCTTTATACAAATCATCTTCCATGTTCTCATAACATTTGGTGTCCGATAAAACAATTTGGCTGTCTTTGCGGTTAGTTGTTAGGCAAAGGGTGTCGGTTGTCCCGGCGGTTCTGAATTCTTCGCAATAAAGTATAGTTTGTGGGAATTTCTTAGCATACGCTCCGTACATCACCGACAGTTCTAACACCGCTAGCTGTATATCATTGAACTCGGCGGGGATTTCATCATGCTTCAAGTAATGAGTTAAAGCGGCATCAACTCTTACCCCCTCCGATCTTTGTTCGTCCCATTTGGCTAATGTTTTTTCCATACCCTCTTGGTTTTTACCGCCAGTAAAGTATGCTATCTTATTAGCGTCAAATCTAGGGGCTAAGAATTCATAGCACTCGCTAAAAGACATATAGTAATTCCCCGCCGAATCGGTGTATTCATGCGTTTCTTCATTAAGATTTACCTTTGCGGGGAATAAGCTCATAGTGACTGTAAGAATTTATATAATTCAAAATTCCACCTCGCGTCCGAAAGCGCATTGTGTTCGTTTATTTGTTTCGGATATTTAGAGTGCCCCTTAAAAGACTTTAACGCAACATCAAAGCTGTTATTCCCTTTTATTCTATTAACCTCAAGGTCTACCATTTGCTTTAAGTCAACACAAAACATTGGAAATCCTTTTGGTAAATCAATCATTCTGCCAAACAAAGAACAAAATAATACCCAATCATAATCAGAATAATATCCATAAAACTCAGGATTATCAACTTTCATTTTAAGTCCATGTCTAATTCCACGAACTTCCTTCATTTCTTCTGGTAGCGGGTCATAAACCTTACAACAACCCTCTCCATTATCACAAACGGCATAAGGCATTGTAAAATCAATGATTTCACTTGCTATTTGCCGATTTGATTTGGCGTATTTTTTTTCGTAATTAATTGGTTTGATAACATTTTCTTTAACCCATTCATCTGCATCGTTTGGGTTAAATTCGTTGCTAACAGCATAATATTCGCGTCCGTCCTCAGCAATAATTCCAACACTAATAAGGTCAATAAAATGCCTACGCTTACCAAATAAGGGCTTATGAAAGCCCTCTATGAACTCAAAATCTATAAAATACTTCATTTATGCTGTTTTAGCGTTTAATTCTATTACAGGGGTTGTTTCTTCGTCGATAACAAAGTTCTCGTCGGGGTTAACGGTAATATATCCTTTGCCTTGTAAAAACTCCTGACAAAACGCCTTTTGTTCTTCCTCGCTCATGTTCTTGAAGTCATTCAAATCTTCCTCTCCTTTTTTACCCTTCCTTATAAGATTCTCCACATACCTCAGTCCCATTTCCTCAACCGATACTGGCCTATTCCCAGCCGCGTACTCCCTTACTTCCTCCAAAATCTCGCCAAAAATTTTCTTAACCTCAGCAAATTCAGGGTACTTATCTTCTTCCTCTAATACGGCGGTTTTCAACTTAATCGTTTTCCCCGTTTCCTGATTCACCAGCTTTGTCCCGGTAATTACAAAGGCATTGTTACCTTTTAATTCCACATCGGTAATCGTAGTGTCATTCACCGCGAACTCAAATTCCATTTCATCGCGCGGGTTTTGACAAACTTCGCAGAGATTCAACAAATGTGATCGCAATTCTTTAAACTTTTTCTCTAATCCCAAATGGATAGGATACTTCGGTTCGTGTTTGGCGGGAGTCATATAACTAAACCCGTCCTTAAATTCTTCTACTTTCCCTTTTAATTTTAAACCGCTAATTCCGTTTTCAACTAGCGTAACCCGTTCTATTATGTTCATATTTCTATTTTTAATTGATTTTTTCTTTTGTTTTCATAAAACTTTAACATTGATTGTCTCATTTTTTCAAGGGTTTCTTTACTTCTTGGCGGCCTTTTACTTTGAAATTCACTCATTTTTTTTCTAGCCTCAACAGATGCTTTCCTACCTTTTAGTTTAGCTTTAGTTTCATCAGAAAGCTTTTTGCCTAATTTTGCTTCTCTTATTTTCTGCTTAGTCTCGATAGAATGTTTCTTGCCATAAAAAGGATTTCGCTCTCCATTTATGTTATCGCAAAACTTTAACCGATGCTCTTTAGATAATTTTTTTCCCTTCTTTTTTTCACTAAGAAGTTTTTTAGTTTCTTCATTGTGCTTTTTTCCAAAAAAAGGATTGCTCTCTCCAAATTTCCTAACACCATTAAAATTAGAATTTTTTCTCATTTTTTCTATGGTTTCAGGTTTATGTTTTTTACCAACCCACCATTTAGATATTTTTTCTGCGTGTTCTGGCGATAATTTTTTTCCTTTTCTAGCTGCGCTAATTTTCTTTTTAGCTTCTTCTGATAACGGAATACCCATCCTAGAGTCAGCCTTTTTAAGAACATTATATTCTGGACATAAAGAATCAAGATAAAACTGCTCCCTTGAAATAATAAACTCTTTTTTTATTTCTTCTATAATTTCTAAAACCTCAAACGAAAAAGAAGATTCTCCATACTTATTAAAATCATTTTGGAGTTTGAAGCTGTGATGTTTTCCTTTTCTCAACGTAATCAAATGAGAATTTTTTCTAATTCTCATGTTTAATGTAGAACCAATATATATCTTTCCGTTTATAACATTTGTTATACTATAAATACAACAAAAATCTGTTTTGCTGTGATCTTCTATTTTATTCCAAAATGCCATTTAATTAAATTACGTGTTTTATTCCAGATTCGGTGGGGAAAAGAAAGACGCATAATCGTACCATATCTGTACTTTTCTTCTTTCCAATATACATCAAACTCCGTCATCTAAAACAATATATTGATTCGTACTCATCTTGCATATTCATCCAATTTTTTAAAATATCCACAAACTGCATCACCCTCATACCAAATAACATTAGTCTTTGCTCTCCCAGTTACACTAATCGTTCTTCTTTGAATGGTCATGTGGTTCATGTATTTCGGCGGGGAAATAGACTTCTTCTCTACAAAGTCCGTCACAGCCAAAACCTTATCCGCCGGGATTAAACCGCTCCCAACCAAAAAACCCAACGATCTTAAAAATCCCCTTCTTTCCATTACAAGTTCTGTAAATTTTTATCGTCGGCGGGATTTTTTACATCTTCTGTAAATTCTACACTCAATATCCCCAACAACTCCGATCTATTCTTAGCCAACCTCGCAGCAATCAAATTTAAAACCCTGTCCCTTTCTTTCTTATCCGACTCATAATTCTCACTATACAAAATAGGAAAACTAACAAGACTCATTAATTCCTCATCACCCCTTATCAACCCAATCAACTCACCCTTACGACTACTTTCCATTCGCCAACCCCTTCCTATATTCCTCCAACTTCTCAATCTCCGCCAACTTCAAATCAATAGCACCATTCATCAAATCCGTCAAACTCCCATACTTACCCTTCCACTCCCGCAACCTCGCCAACCTTACCCTGCTAACCCTTACACTATCCGTCTCATCAGCCATAATCCTTTCACTACTATTTTTATTCTCACTCATACCACAAATGTAAGCAAACCTCTACAATAAAATTATTTTATATAATATTTTTTCTAACATAGTTTTCCACAATCTAACACAAATTAATCCGATATGGGGTGGGTAGGTTTATGGGATAATTACACCCTCTTTGCGTTTTCGGGAATCGCCCAACGTAGGGGGGGCGGTTGAATTTTAGAAGCTGGATTTAGAAAGCATTCTTTTTTAGGATTTACGGCTGTTAGTAAGTTTTGCACTACTACACTGCATTTATTTGTAAGTTTGGCATCAAATCAATTTATAGTTTGCATGAGAATATATGGTATATCCAAAGAAAACGAGCTAATGCCGGACGCGTACAAGTCATTAAGGCCACTTTGTAAGGCATACGGCATTAGTTATAGCACCGCAGCACACGGTAAGACAGAGTTCTTAATAGGTGGCGTGAAGCTTAAAATCCACACCTTTTATTTAAACAAAATTAAGGGAAGGGGCAACCCTAATATAGGCAAGTATGCTAAAGGCGGCAATAATTAGATATAGGCGCGTTTCGTTTGCTTCTAGCGTTAGATACTGGCTTCATATATTATTGCCTTAAATCGCTTTATTTTACGTTATACGGTGTTTTAGGGTAATTTGTATTATATCCCCTCTGTTTTGATTTGTGGGTTTTGGGTTGGTGTTTGGGTTTGGGTTTAGGTGTGTTTTGTGATTGGTGTTAGATGTTTTGAATCAATTTTAACATAATATGAGTTAAGTGTATGTGTTATGTCTCTGTTTGAGTCTTGTGTGTTATTTCCCCGCCGAGTTTACAGAATTTGTAAATATTGGGTGTTTGGGTTTTACCGGGATTCCCGGTGCGTTTATGGCTTTTTAGTTTACTTTGAGGTGTTAAAGTATATTAGCTAGTGTTATAGTTTACTTTAGTTTCTCCCCGCGCGATTTACAAATCTTGTAAATTATCAATAGATCATCTTATTATTTACACCCTCTGTAATTGCATGAATAA